ATCGTTGCTACGAGGGGTATTTAACATAGTTCATTATATCCTCATAAACCGCAACATACCTCAATTTTACGATGTTTCACATGAAATCTTAATTTTATATAATTCGTTATATATTCACATAAATAAACAAAAAATGGTACACTATTGGTACATGAATGGTACATGGAAAAAACCTTATGCATGACAATAATTAGAGAAGAACATGGAAATGCTCTTCTCTTTTTTTATGCCACAATTTAGGCATAAGGAGATGATGTTATGTTTGACGATGAAGTGAGAGAACAAATATTTGCTAAAAGTGAGTTACAAAAAATCGACCTAATGACATTATCTCTTGTCATTAAAGCAATAGAGGAAGTTTTAGAGGAGGCAGACAATGAACAATCCTTATCAGGCACCTATAATGAATAATCCTTATATACAATCTCAAAATCCATATATGGATAGAATGAACTTCTTACAAAATTATCAGCAGAGCTTACAACAGCAGCCTATGCAGATGAATCAGCAGCCTATGCCACAGCAGATAGCAGGCATTAATGGTAGGGTGGTACAGGCAGTTGAAAATATCAACGCTAACGAGGTTCCTATGGATGGCTCAATGGCATTTTTCCCGAAGCAGGATATGTCGGAGATATATGTTAAGGGTTGGAATGCTGACGGAACTATCAACACGATTGTGTATAAGCCTTATACAGCCCCTAAAGATAATCAGACAGTAAATTCTATGGTTAATACAGAAAATACCAAATTTACCCTATCAGACGAAAGTACACAGCTATTTCTGAATAAGTTTGAAGAGTTATCAGAGAAGATAGGGCAGTTAGAAGATAGATTTGATAAATCTTTAGGAACACAGAGAAAAGCTTCAAGGACGCAAAAGGAGAGTGAGTCTTAATGAATCCTATGCAGATGTTACAAGGCATGAAAAACCCACAGCAGTTTTTACAACAGATAGTGGGGAATAACAGTGTAATGAGCAATCCAATGGCTAGAAATGCTATGCAGATGGCTCAAAAAGGGGATTCCAAGGGCATTGAACAGATGGCTAGGAATTTGTGCAAAGAAAAGGGAATTGACGCAGATAAGGCTTTTGAGTCGTTTAAAAGTCAATTAGGAATGTGATACTAATTCTTGCAAGATTATGTATATAAAAATGAATTATGGAGGTAAATTCTATGTTTAACACAGGTAATTGTGCATCCGTTCCGCTCGTTGCGAACATTGACGGAAACGGAAATAACAACGGATGGGGCGCAGAAGGCTCATGGTTATGGTTTATTATCGTCATCTTTGCTATCTTCGGATGGGGTGGATTCGGTAACGGATTCGGAGGAAACGGAATGAATGGTGGTGTCGGCAGTGAAATTCAGAGAGGTTTTGACAACCAGGCGGTTATCTCAAAACTTGATGGTATCTCAAACGGCTTATGCGATGGCTTTTATGCTATGAACAATAGTATGCTCACAGGCTTTAACGGTATTAACACAAATATCATGCAGACAGGCTTCGGCATCCAACAGGCTATCAACGCTGATACAGTCGCTAATATGCAGAATACAAACGCTTTACAGTCACAGCTTGCCAACTGTTGCTGCGAGACAAGAGAAGCCATTCAGGGCGTAAACTACAATATGGCAACCAACACCTGCGCTTTGCAGAACACAATGAACAATAATACAAGAGATATTATTGACAGCCAGCAGGCAGGAACGAGAGCTATCCTTGATTTCCTGACTAATGACAAGATCGCTACATTACAGGCAGAGAACAATGATTTACGCAGAGCTGCTTCACAGGATAGACAGAACGCACTTCTGACTACCACAATGGCAGCGCAGACAAATCAGATTATTGATGCAGTAAGACCTACACCGGTACCATCATTCCCGGCAAGCAACCTTTACGGATATGCTTACGGATGCGGATGCAATACCGGATGTGGCTGCTAAAAGTAGCAGCTAAAAATAGCAGCTACGCAAAAATAAATAATTGAGTATCTTAATTGAGTTTAACTCAATCTAAACCGATTAAAAACCATTTTTAGTCGAGGATTAGTCCAAGTTTAGTCGAGAGTTAGTCGAGATTATGTCTGCTAAACAGTATTACTTGATGTTACCGACACAAATGTTGGGAAGATAAAGGGCAGACTATAATGTTTGCCCTTATTTTGTGAAAGAGAGGTAAAGATAATGGAAATAACAGGAATTGCATTACAGACTGTTTCAGCCGGAGAAGATGTGGCATTTACAGAGACAGCCGTAAACGGAACAAAATGTATCGTACACAGGACTGGAAGCGGAATTATCAAGCTAAGAGGTATTACAAATCAGTGCAAGGCTAGATTTTTAGTATCGTATTCCGGCAACATTCAGATACCTACAGGTGGCACAGTAGAAGCTATCTCACTTGCCATTGCAGTAGATGGAGAGCCTTTACAGTCTACAAGAATGATAGTTACTCCGGCAGCAGTTTTGAATATGTTTAACGTCTCTGCACAGGCATACGTGGATGTACCTTGTAACTGTTGCAGTACTGTAGCAGTGCAGAATACATCTACGCAGGCTATTGAAGTACAGAATAGTAACTTAATTGCTGTTCGTGAAGCGTAGGGGGTGAGAAGATGCATATTGAAAGAATACACAAAATGCAGGAGTGCCTTACAGAGAAAGCTGTCAATGAGTTTGAAAAGGGTATTGAAAATGTTGACACTTCCGAAATGGGTGAGGTCGTGGATATGATTAAAGACCTTGCAGAAGCAGAGTATCACTCAATAATTTCCAAGGCTATGAAAAAGGCTGATGAAGAGGAAGAAGAGTACAATAAGGAACTGCTTAGAGCCTTAAAAGACGAATACGGAGAAGAGGGCGGTAGAAGATACTATGATGAATACCGTTATGCAAACGGCAGATTTGCGCCAAAAGGTAGGGGAATCCGCAGAGGATATACTGAACCACCATACTATCACATGCCGGTAAACTACAACGACATGGAGTATATGCGCGACATGGATAAGAGCCGAGGAAAGATGTACTACTCTGAACCGATTGCACCACATGTGAGTGAAAGCAATTATGACAGAGCAAAGAGACATTATACCGAGACAAAGGAAATGCACAAAGGAGCCTCTACGGAGGACAAAGAGCATAAAATGAAAGCCCTTGACATGTATATCCGTGAATTGAGTGGAGATATATCGGAGCTTTTGAATGACATGACGCCCGATGAACGCAATCTTTTGCGCACCAAGATGAGCAATCTTGCGTCAAAACTGTAATTATTAAGGCTATGGGTAGTAATACTCATAGCCATTTTCAGAGGGTATAAGCATGGATATAAGAGTTAATGATATATTGTGGCACATACAATTCAAAAAGCCAATATCGAGCGAATTAAGGCGGTCGGACGGCACAATAAGTTTGGGAGTAACCGACAATACAACTAAAACAGTAACGATAGCTGATAATGTGTCTGATTACATGGCTGACAAGATACTATGTCACGAGCTAGTGCATGTGTACTCATTCTCATATGGCTGTGACATTGACATAGAAACAGAGGAAATAATCGCAGACTTTATGAGCTTGTACGGACGGAATATTGTATACACAGCTGACAAAATATTTGATTTATTGGAGCAGAAATATGGATAAAATAGACAGGCTATTAGAATATATACACCGGACTAATCCGGAAATGACACGGCAGAAATTGATTGAGAAGCTAGGAGAGAGCGACTACAGTGCTAAGAGCATTTATTTTTTGGCAATTCAAAATTCAAAATCCTAAAAAATCCTAAAATATTTTGATACCCCCGTACCTTTTAGATTTTTCGATTTCAAAAATCCGTTCGCAAAATTTTACGAAAACTTGTCGAGAACTTGCAAAAAACTCGCACCGCACTTTAATTGAGTGAAGTTTTCTGAAAATTCAAACATTTTCCATGAGTTGGTGCGCCTGACTTGTAACAACTCACACCCGGCACGGCTTGACAGCTCGAACCTCTACAGCAATGCTATAAGACATTGCAAACGGCTTGTTTTACGGCTTATTATAGCGTGCTCGATAAAATCCATGTTAGCACGCTTAAAAGCTCTTAAAACGTCAAATACACGGCTTTATAGTGTATATATCATAAAATCATAGAATATTTTTGTTAATTTGTCAATGTGCAGCAGTACAGAGCGAAAAGCATGACAAAAAGGGATATAGAATATCCCTAATGATAACAAGTAATATATTTTCCGGCTACATAGTCGCAAAATAATGTGACCGGGTGAACATGCGCATGTTTTTCGACAACTTGCAGCCATTCGCCGCACCTTTGAACTGTAATTTTCAGCTCGTGCGACTCCATCCACTCAATGCGGTCATATTTGATATAATTAAAATCACTTATTTTGGGCATCTCATAGCCTAGAGCCTGAACGCGCCTATATATTTCCTTTTTCCCTAAATACTCATATTTTGGCATAGTACACCCCCCCTAATTATAACAAGCCTTAATTATAGGGCTTATATAGTTTTCATGCTGTAGATAGTTAATAAAAGCTGTCCGCCGGTATTCTTTGTCACTAATAAGCGCGGTAACATCGTCACACGTTCCAAAATCCGCAGTGGTTCTAAATATATTAGTTATCGCTTTACGTGTGGCTCGCTCGCTTGCTTGATATTCCGGCGCGCTTTGATATTTGCCATTGTAGCGTGCTTTTATTTCACATTCTACAGCGTCAAGGCTTTTAAATTCGTTCATTTATTAACCCTCTTTTCTATTCGTGCATGGTTTATAGTTGCTTTTTGACCCTCTCGCGGTCTGTCGTGCGTTAATCTGTTTTTATTAGGTGTATAACGCAAAGCACCTATAAGGGCGCACAATTATTTGTTCAGGCGTTGCACCTCTTGAGCCTGATATAAATATAAAGGCATTTACAAAACCTCTTGACGCGATTATTTACCGGACGCGCGGACGGAGTGCAATATATACAGCCGTAAAGCCGTATAAAAGCACCTATAAATTAAATACATTAAATTGATAATACAAGACCTGAAAAGCCTTATATATAAAGCTAATAGCTGGAATCGAACCGGCTAGAATATCCCTGTTATTAGCTATTTAATAAAAAAATAAAAACAAACCGCCATACCCAATAATCAGGCACGACACAAAAAGCCCGAAAGCCTTTAAAAGCTCGATAAAATCTCTCATATTGTGCCCCTAAATCCATGCTATTTCATTGTAAATATTTTCATATGCTGGGAAATATTCCGGGCACAACGCGCAAAATGTAATTGTATGTTTTTGGCCTCCGTTGCTGTCTTGCCGTCGTGCAATGCCTGACAAAACATATTTACAAGTTTACTTTGCATTTTACTAAAATTTTTCAACTTCAAATAATCATCTAAATACATGACTGTAAAATAATAACTGTATATATTGCCTCTAATATATAAGTCCTTTGCTCTAAATAAAGATTTTAAAAAACTCTTTTCGCTGTAGCTGTCTGCGCTAAATTCATAGCCCTTGAAACCCCCATCGAATTTTACAACGCTATAGTTCAAATTATTTCTTTTTGCTATTTTTTCGATTTTATATCTCATATATTTACACCTCTTTAATATAAAGCCGGTGAACTTGCACCGGCTTAAATACTGTTTACTCGTTGTCATCGTCTTTCCAATTTGCCGGAACTCCGTTCCAAGGTGTGCCAAAATGTGTTACGCCTAAAATATAAAGGTCTAAAGGCTCGCAATAATAAACGAGTTCGTTAGTATATTCGCTCAATCTCTCGGCATCGCTGTCGTTGATGATAAAATACTGAAATACCTCTAAGTAACAATCGTCCTCTTCGTTGTAGTCGGTACCGCAATAAATATCAAAATCAAAACCGTTTGAGATTAAAGCTGGCATGATGTCGTTATTTAATACTAAATCGTCGCAACAAAAATCAATCATTGACTTATAATCTTTTCTTGTCTCTTTTAATGTCTCTAATACTTCTTTGCTCATGGTTTACACCTTTTCCCACGTATGTTATAATATACGCGCCTTTCATATTATTTTGTTTGGTGCCTGTCGTTTGGTTGTCAGCTCTGCGACAGGCTTTTTTATTTTGTTCCTTGCCTTTCGACTTGACTAAAGTATACCAAAATGTAAGGCACAAAACAATAGACAAAATACACAAAATGTAAGGCACAAAACAATAAAACTATTATACAATATATACAAGGCACAAAAATATTTAAAACGCTATTATATAGAAGCAATTATTATTACTTGACTTACAAGGCACAAAAAGATATAATGAATGTAACTATATAAATGAAAGAGGTGCAAAACATATGGAATATAAGACCACAGAAGCGCGCAGAAAAGCCAACTATAAATATGACGATAAATTCGAGCGTGTCAACTGCCGATTTGCAAAAGGCACAAAAGACCGCATAAAAGCATTGAAATATAGTGCTAACGATTTTATCAAACTAGCGGTAGCCGAAAAATTAGAGCGTGAAGAAAAAATATTAAAATAAGGCACAAAAAACTATTGACATACAAGGCACAAAATGTTATAGTTATGTCGTAACAAAGAAATAGTTTAACAAATGAGGTGGGAAAAATGAAAAGTTATGATTATATTGTTATCTCCGGTAACAATGAAGAAATTTATAGCACCAAAAAAGAAGTGAATAAAAGAGTTAAAGAGCTAACAAGTCAAGGAAAAACCGGCTACTTTGCAAAGTGGGATTTAATCAACGATGAAATTTTAGAAGGTAGTCAAGTAAATTTTTAAAATTGGAGGTATAAAGAGTATGAAATACAGAATAGTTGACGCAGACAACAGAGCCGAATATAGTAAGCCAAAGACCTTTGAAGAGGTCAAAGCGTGGTTTGAACCAAACGCAGAGTTTGAAGAGGAACATGACAAATGGGCGGAAATTGAAGATATTGACGATATGAAAGATTATCTTGTGTGGGAAGCTCAAGGAATGAGGCCCAATTGGAGAATAGAGGATTGCGAAGAGAATTAAGATGGAAGTTTGAAAGGAGATATACAATGAGTGAAAAAATTAATGATAACATCATGAGTGCAATTGTTGCACTCATGGACGACGAAACAAGAGAGCGTGTGCACTTTGAACTTGCACCCTGCTCAAACGAGAGTTTTTTAAAAAGGTATTGTGAATTAGTGCCAGGGTTTGAAAAGACACTTAAAGATGAATTTAGCATTGAATTGGATGCATAAAAAATTAAATATTGTTTTTAAGGGTCGTTTTTTTGAACGGCTCTTTTTTATTGCAAATTTTGGGAAATAAGAACCGCACAACAACTGTACCGGGTATTTCTTTTTCGAGTTGTTCAAGGCTTAATTTTGCAACTCTAAAATTAATAAAGTGGAAAAATAAACAAGGGAAAATGATAATTGTATCCAAAATGTATACATAATGTATCCGAGATGTATCCAAAGTGTATCCGTAGTATAGGTTAGGTAAGGTAAGTATAGTATATATATTAATAAAGCCTAACGGCTTTATAGAAGAGTATATTATTATTAAACCCCTTTATTTTTTATTTATTTAATATTAAACAAGATAATATAATATATATAATATATAAATATATATAATGCCTGGTTAAATATACTAAGCTTAATATATACAGTCAGTACTGTTTTAAAATCTATTTGACAAAATATATTTAGTGGTGTATATTTACATCAACAATTTAAGCACAGAATGTGTTATTGCCAAGCACGAGTGCATATGCAGATGCCGGTTAGCCTGTACAGCTTAGAGCTTTTAAATTCTAGGTTGTGCAGGCTTTTTATTTTTAAGAATTGGAGGTGTAAAGAATGGCAGAATTAGAAAGAGTCAGCGGAAATATAGCAGAACACTTAGTTGTTGACTGTGGCAGCTATCAAGTGTATAGATCTGACTTTGTGGATGCCATTTCCAGAGCCTGCGAAGAATTAAAGATTGATGATTTAAAAAGCGAGGGCCAAAGACCTTGGAAAGCTGTCTGTAAGCGAGTCGGAGAGATTATATTCAATGACAATAGTATTTTAAAGGATAAACAGTTATATGATAATACATGTATGTTAACTAATTATAACAGGTATAATTATAATATATTGAATAGCATATGTGATGAATATATATATATTAGTGACGTATATAATAAATTGTGTAGTACTGTAGCATTTAGTAATTGGTGTAATATTGATTGCGGTGTAATAGATAATTGGAGATTAAACAAAGAGTCAAGTCCTAAAAGTTATGAGATTTGGGAAAAATTGCAAGGAATACGTAAAGATTGTATTAAAGATAAAGCATACGATAATAAATCTCCTGTCGGTGCTATGTTCGTTGGCAATAATGAGTTTGGTATGAATCAGCCGGGCATTGGCTACGAGGCTACGCAAGCGAGAGCATTAACGGCCAATGAATTACCACAGCTAGACAGTGCAAATAGTCAGAATATTAAAGCATTATCGAGTGATAACATGGTTGATAATGCCAAGTAATTGTATATACAACATACACAATTCCAAGCCCTTGATTTACAAGGCTTTGAGGGCTATTGAATTATTATAACTATTCACAAAACAGTTGTTTAGCGAAGAGTTGAAAACATAGAGATGAATTGTGTATGCAATAGATACAATTTAAAATGCTTGATTGCTTGAGGCTTGAATGGCTGCGCATTGGAGGCCCTGGGGGTCTACAGGAAAAGCGACGAACCGCCCCACTTAGTCCCCAAAATATCCGCCAAAACAAAAAGGCCTTTACCCATACCTCAATCGCACTAAGCAGTATTTATTATTATAACATAAGCTATATATTAATTAAACAACATACACAATAATAATATATATACATACAACTACGATAAAATAATAGTTATATATAATATATAACAGTAAAGGAGCCAACAGTGATGAAATTAACAGGATTTGAGTCGAGCAAAATTAATTCCGATATGGTAAATCACCCTAGCCACTACAATTTGCCTGACCGTAAAGAGTGCATTGATGAAATGATTGACATTTACGGGCTTAAGGATGTGGCTAAATGGCGTGAGATTACTGCATACAAGTATAAATATCGTGCCGGGCATAAAGGCTCTGTAATTGAGGATATGAGTAAGGCTGCATGGTACACAATTAAGGCTCATGAGCTTAAATCTAAGCGCAAATGGAAGATTTTCGACAAGATTGTTTATAAATTCATGCCAATGTTTCTTAAGGGCCTGTATACATGGATAATTTTATTTTGTATGTTTTACGGAATACTCTTTTCTGACCGATGCTCAATGGTAGTCTCAATAGTGTTTTTAGTTCTTGCGTGCATAGCTGAGGCAGTATTGAAAGAAAATAAAGACGATTAGATTTTGAGGTGTAAATCATGTTTGTACTAAAAATTGCAACAACAGCATGGCTGGCATTAATTGCATTGGGAATGACAAGTGCTACATTAAACGAAAAAGAGACAGCTATCACAAGGCTCATTAGCATTGCTATAATGTTCGGCCAGATACTTGCCATAGCTTTCATGTGGCAATAAATAGGGCATTCGCCAAGCGGTAAGGCACAGCACTTTGACTGCTGCATTCGTTGGTTCGAATCCAACATGCCCTGTTCGGGGTTTACTTGGTTCCCCGACATTGGACTTAGTAGTTCCTTTCACCCTCATAGTGGAAAGCTGTTAAGAGCCGTCACAAGGCTCGTGAGGGTTTAATCGTGTATAATCCCACAATACACGAGCGTGAAAACCAACCTGTCGTAAAGGCATCTGTAATAGGCAGAGTAGACATATATACCCCCTTTAATTAATTGTTAAACTAGGGCAACTCAAATCATATGAGTCTTAGGTGAGGTGCAATTCCTCACATGTCCTTTGCTGTAGGTTTCGCTAGTTCTTTTCCTACAGCACATACAAATTTATATCTCCGGAGGGTGTAGCCACTCCTTAGACTTCACCCTCATTACTGGCTTGTAGCTCAGCGGTAGAGCAGTCGGCTGTTAACCGACTTGTCGTGGGTTCGATTCCCACCTTGTCAGCTATAGGTTAAAACCTAGAACAAATAATTACGCAAAGCGAGGGAGTTTTGATGATTGTTGTATGGGATGCCATTATGGGGATTAAAAGAATAATTGTTTTTCAACTTGCTGAGTGTATTATTGTATTCGCGAAATCCAGTGAAGCGGTGAAAAGAAAGTATTGCGGAAGTATGCTAAGGTTTCCATACTGTGCAATATCAGCTAGGCATGAAGTCTCGGTTAAGCCATATCTATGAGAATAATATTTGATGATCCAGAAACCACAAAACTTAAAGAATCATAGGTATGGCGAATAAAATTGCAGATATGGTGTAATGGTATCACAGGAGACTGCTAATCTCTCTAACGAGTAAAATCGTTATCAAGGTTCGAGTCCTTGTATCTGCGCTAGTCGGTGTATACTGACTGTTGATGTGTGGCGGAATGGGTAAACGCTAATAGCAGATAGAATGAGCTAGTGGTTCGAATCCACCATAGCATAACCACAGGGGAATACCTGATTGCTAGGGGCTTGAAAGGTCAGGAGTGCTTGTTCATGTGTGGTTCAAATCCACACCACATCAATTCTGAAAATTGCAATTAGTAAGGTTCTGGTAGCATAGTGCGAGTTTTGGTGCAAATCCAAAAGCTGGGCGCGTGACATTTAATGGTCATATGGGTTCGATTCCTATACACAGGGTGAGCGTGGTGCAAGTCCACATATCAGAAGCGGTCGGGTAGCTCCCGAATAAGCAGGCGTTGCAGTAGTCCCTGTTGAAATAATTAAAATGCTTATGTGACTAGTTTTAACTCGAATATGAAAAGAGTTGGAGCTGGTCACACAAGAAACTGTACAACGGATAGTAGTTCAGTTGGGAGAAACCCACTGCGGTAATGGTAGCGGAGGGAGTCACAGGTTCGATTCCTGTCTATCCGATTATCAAAAATAAGGAGATGTCTCTATGGCAAAGGGAGTTAAGACACGAAATGCCAAACTATTCCAAGAAGCATTGACGGAATACGCATACGGCAGATGCTCACAATCGAAAGCTGCAAAAATGGCTGGCATGAGCAGACCAACATTTAGGAAGTACGCAAATATGCATTTTTTAGGTATTCCATTTCCTGACACACTGTTTAAGGTAAAGGAAGAATAACCAATGAACACAAATTGTGTGAACTGTGGCGCACCGATTAACAGAAAACTTAATAAATGCCCTTATTGTGGTACACCTTATGACTACAGTGGCTTTAATGCAAGTTTTGAAAACAAAAATTCACTTGGAACTATCTCTATTGCCGAAAAAGAATATCAAGTGTATTTAGGCAAATATGATGTAGACACAATCAATATGGGGTGCGGCAGAGACATAGACGGAATGCTTCATGGAGACAAAATTGTTAAAAAACGAAAATTTACTTTGATTGAGGTGTAATATGTGTGAATTTTGCGAAGAGAAATTTCCTGTCGTAACACATTATGGCAAATTTAAGATTGATAAGTTGTCAAATAAACCTGTAATTACATGTGACTTGAATAAATGCCCGCCTTTTGCGGCGTGTAGCAGTAAAGATATGAATGTTGAAATGGTAATGGAAATAGCCTATTGTCCTATCTGCAGTAGAAAGTTGGTGTAGTGGTGGCAGAACCTTTAAGTAAATTAGCAGAAAAATGTAAAAGTTACCCTAAATCTGAAAAATGTGACCATAAAAGAATGGAGTTATGCGCTTTAGCGGATTTGCCACTACAAAATCTTGCAAGTGCTACACAAGGCATTTTGATAGACAATATGTCACCTGTATTGAGGGAAGAAATAAAAAGCCCTTTAAGTCCATTTAGGTACAAAGACGAATTAGAAAAAGCACTAAATGATTTCCATTTTGGAAATATGTTTATGTATGGTGCTTAGAAAGTTGGTGGAAGAATGAAAGAAACTATTTTATATATTTCAAAATCGGAACAGGATATACAAAGTTTTCTGAAATATCTTCAATCAAAGCTAGAAGCAGAACAAAAGGAATGTGCCCTAGATGAAAAACACAATATTTTAAAAGTACCAAAATATTACGATATTGTCGGAAAGAGTGTTCATGGGAATATGCTTGGTGTGGGCTATGGATATTGCAAATATTATTGTTTTTCAGAAGCGTATGATAGAAACAAATACAGCAACACAGAAAAAGAAAGGCTTAAAGAAATTCTTATGCACACAAGAGAGGGTGCGGAGAGAATATCAGGACTTGATATTTTGTGTATGCTAGGGTTGACTTAAAAGGCGGTGGAAGAATGAAACATCAAAAAGAATGGCGCACTTGCGATAGGTGCGGAAAAGAAATTAAGCTAACTCTAGTTCGGAGAGGCACTGGAACGATTCGGGAAGAAAAGCAAAAATGCTATGATTATGAAACCAAAGAAAATGCTATGAATAAAATGCTTGAAGAGTTTGAAATTGTATTATTCACAAGTAAAACTGAACTTGATTTATGCCCTAAGTGTAGGAAAGAGTTTGAGAGGTTTATGAGGAATGAATAACATTGACAACCCCTTATCAGGGTATCAAACGCCACCCGAAGAAGCATTGAAAAATTTTGGAATAGAGATTTCAAAAGAAGTGGTAGAAAAATATGCTTTGGAAGAATTTGGAAGACTGCCACAAAACCACATTGAAACAATTCCTACTGGGTGTTCTAAAATAATTGAGGAAACAAGGAGATTTATAGGGAATGAGCATGGCAGAAGTAATTAAATCAATAGAGAGTGAAGCGCTTAGAGAAGCACAATCACGCGAAATAGGTGGTAGAAATAGCGAGCCTATAGATTGTTCCACTTTAGAGGATAAACCTGTTGTCGTGGCAGATAATGAAGCAGACAGGCAAGCGTTGAGAGACTGCTTTAAGGAGTGAGAATATGGAGTACCAAGGCGCAATTAAGAAAATGGAAAAAGGAATAACAATACTTCGAAAAGAATTAGACGAAGGCAAGTTAGGAATAAAAACATCACAGAACGAGTCTCTTATTTGCGATAATACGATGAAAATAGATATTCTTGGAACAGAATACAGAATCGAAACCCACAAAGTATCAGAGGATAGTTACATGGAGGAAAAAGGTCTTGCAGGCTATTGTGAAGAAGAAAACAAGTTGATTGTAGTTGCCGATATGTCCGAAGAAAAATATTTTGTAGGCATGGACGAAAAAGCACAGGAAATATATCGCAAAAAGACCTTAAGACATGAAATTATGCACGCTTTTCTGAATGAGAGCGGGCTATCTGATAGTTCAAATCGGTTTGATGGTGCATGGGCAAAGAATGAGGAAATGGTTGACTGGCTTGCAATTCAAACCCCAAAAATATATAAGACATTTCAGAAATTAAATATTATTTGATACGAGCAGAAAGGAATAAACTATGAAGAAGAAAATTTTAGCAGTTGTATTAGGATTAACATTGTGTTTCGGAATGACCGGATGCGCATCATGGGACAGAATGGTAACAGATATGAAAAGTGATGTAAATGGCGGTATGCAGAGAACAATTACTGTATACACGGCAGATGGCAAGGAACTTGCAACATATGAGGGAAAGATTGATATTGATACAAACGATGGTGGATATGTCAAGTTTGATTTTGACGGCAAGAGATATATCTACTATAACTGCTTTGTAGAAAGCGTTGCAGATATTGATTAAGTGATATTACCGACTGCGGACTAATCGTAGTTGCTGACCTTAGAAAGATAAAAGTTGATAAAATATAAAAGAAAACAGAAAGGAATATATCATGGCTGATTTGAAAATATTTACAGAAAATACAGAACATGAAGCATTAAATCAGATATATACGCTTGTAAAACAGCCAGCATTTTCGGATTGCAAGATAAGAATTATGCCAGATGTTCATGCGGGAGCAGGGTGTGTTATCGGGTTTACTGCTGATTTAGGAGAAAAAGTAATACCGAACATTGTTGGAGTTGACATAGGCTGTGGGATGCTTACTACAAACTTGGGGAATATTGATATTGATTTTGAAAGATTAGATAACGTCATTAGAAAATATGTTCCAAGTGGTAGAAAAGTTCATGGGGAAGAAAACTCATCTGTCGCAAGCGATATTATTGAAAAATTGTATTGCAAGGAGCAGTTGAAAAATATAGATTGGCTGAAAAGAAGTTGCGGCACGTTGGGAGGCGGCAATCATTTTATCGAAGTTGATAGCGATAGCAAGAATAATAAATATCTTGTTATTCATTCGGGAAGTAGAAATGTCGGAAAGCAAGTTGCAGAAATATATCAGCAAATGGCGATTGATGATATTTCGGGAAAATCGAATTTCAAACAAGATAGTGAGAAATTGATTGCTGAATACAAAAAATGTAAAAGAGAAAGAGAAATCAGCAAGGCTATCAAAGAATTAAAGCAGTCCTACGAAGCAAATACAACTAAAATCCCTAGAGAGTTATCATATCTTGTTGGAAAACATAGAGAAATGTATTTACACGATATGAAATTATGCCAAGAGTTTGCGGAAATTAACAGAAGAGCTATTCAAAGCATTATTTGTTACTATATGGGTTGGAAAGTTACAAAAGAAACGGAGCGATTTCAAACGATTCACAACTACATTGAACACGATACAAATATTGTTCGTAAAGGTGCTATTTCTGCAAAAGTGGGGGAAAAAGTACTAATACCAATAAACATGCGTGACGGTTGCATTTTGGGAATTGGCAAAGGAAATGAAGATTGGAATTATTCAGCACCGCATGGGGCGGGGCGAACTATGAGTAGGTCAAAGGCAAAAGAAAGTGTTTCGCTAGAAGAGTATCAAAAAGCAATGGATGGAATATTTACAACATCTGTAAATACATCCACGATTGATGAAAGCCCTATGGCATATAAAACAATGGATGAAATAATTGGAAATATAAAAGATACTGTTGAAATAGTTGACATTATAAAACCGATTTACAATTTCAAAGCAAACGAATAAAAATTTTACCGGCTAACAAATAGAGTTAGTCGCTACCCTAAAACAGTTATAGGCAGAGGTCTATAAGCACCTTTGCTGAAAAGTGGAGGTGCTTTTCTTATGGCTAGTCAGAGCCTTATTTCCACAGTTAATAGTTACGAAAATTACATAAAGAGAAATGGAATAGACGAGCAAGTAATTAATGCCTATGTAGACGCTTGCAGTGTAGCCATAAATGGCGAGAAAGATATTGAGTATGGACTACAACTCACTAAGAGGGCGAAAGAGCTTATAGAGGACTTCTGCACGACTAAAACAGGTGGTACGATTTGGGATTTGGAAAAATACGCATTCGACCACAAAACCACATATGAGCTGATAAACAAAAAATATGAGGTTTTGCTACTTGAAGCCCAAAGCAAAATAGTTGACAGCTATTTTCAGTACATAGAGAAAAAGCGTGAGCCTAAAGACCGATTTTATATGCCACGTAGAAAACAACTAATCAAAATCGGACTTGTGGACGCACTACAAGGCATGATTGATGATAAATACGACATATTGTGTGTGAGCCTAGTGCCTGGAGCCGGAAAGAGTACTATTGAGAAATTTTTTCATTCGGCAGTTGCCGGTTGGTTTCCAAAAGACTACAGCCTGTTTTATTCACACAGTGGCGATATTACACGAATGTACTACGATGGAGTATACGACATTGTTACTAATGATGATGATTATGCATGGCATGACATTTTCCCCAATCTATCAGTTACAAGCACGAATGCCAAAATGGAACAATTCAATATTGGCAAATACAAACCTTTTCCGTCAGTACAATGTACTTCTGTTGGAAGCAAGAATGCCGGAAAAGTCCGTGCAAGTAAATTTTTGCTAGTTGATGATATGATAGGCGGAATTGAGGAAGCCTTAAATCCTGTAACACTCGACAAATTGTGGGATAAATACGCAGTAGACGCAAGACAACGTAAGACGCAAGACACGGACGGAAAACCGTGTAAAGAGATACATATTGCCACTCGTTGGAGCGTACATGATGTTATCGGACGCATTCAAAATATGTATATTGGAAATCCAAGAGTCAAAACAATATCGGTTCCCGATGTAGACCCGGTGACAGGGGAAAGCAATTTTGATTATGAGTATGGCGGTTTCACGAAAGAGTTTTTTGCAGACCAACAATTACTCATGGACGAAATCTCTTACCGATGTCTGTATAAACAGGAACCTATCGAGCGCGAGGGCCTATTGTTTCCTGATGATAAAATCCGCAGATACTTCAATCTGCCACATGGCGAACCGGAAATCATCACAGCTCAATGCGATACAAAAGGAAAAGGCACAGACTATTTTGTTATGCCAATACTACAAAAATATGGTGAGGATTATTACTGCGTTGATTGCGTGTGCGATAATACGGCAGACTATGAAATGCAGTATGAAAACGCGTCAAACATATTAGTCAATAATCAGGTGCAAGAGTGCGAGTTTGAGCGTAATGCCGGTGGCGACAGAGTGGCTATGGAAGTTAATAAGCGAGTCGAAAATAAAGGGTGGATATGCAACATCACTGATGTACCTACAGAAACAAATAAGGAAGCACGTATTTTTCAGTGTTCTAACTGGATTTTACAACATATTATTTTCAAAGACCAATCACTTTATAAGCCCAATGAGCCTTATGGAGTAATGGTATCACTGCTGAAACGATATTCAGTAACAGGCAAAAAACAGCTTGATGATGTTCCTGATGTTTTTTCAAACTTTGCCTTAAGAATGACGCAAGGCAGTAGAATAGCAAAGGTTGAAGCAGTACACAATCCGTTCAGAGGAGGGCTTTATTAATGACAAAGGAAGTTTTATCACAGTATTCAGACTTGCAAGAGGAAATCAAAGAGGTTAGAAAGAAAATTGCTAAATTACAAGATGACCTTGAAAAGATAGAAAACGGAGAAAGCGTGATTGACACTGTGTCAGGGGGCATGGGTGGCACACAGCACTTCAAAATCGAGGGCGTGCCATACCCTGAATACGGACGCAAGCGCACATTATTGTACTCAAGAATGACTACGCTACAGCTTTTACAAGACGATTTGCTTGAAAAGACAAACGATGTAGAAGAATTTATAGCAAGCCTTGATGATAGCAGAATGAGAAGAATAATCAATTTTAGATTTTTGGAAAATAAATCATGGTTACAGACAGCATATGCGCTTGGCGGTAAAGCCACAGCAGATAGCGTAAGAATGGAGTTTGAAAGATTTTTTAAGAAAATGTAAGTTTGTTCGTTCGGTTCGCTTAGAATGTGATAATGTGTAAGATGAAAAAAATGTAATTCGTTCATTGCGAAAAATCTCTTTTAGAAATAGCACTCACAGATTGTGGGTGCTATTTCTAGTGAATCGAGGGCGACATGAATAATCAGAATATTAATATCGTACCAACAGGAAAACGAAGTGTAATGTGCCCTCGTTGTGGAAAGCTATTAACGTGGGTAAATGAAAGCGATAAGAAACACCACAAGGTAATGTGTACGCACTGCCGTAAATGGATATGGTTTTGGGCTGGCACACAAGAATTTCAGATAAAAGAGGTTCCACAGAGAACTTCTGCAAGTGGCATGAGGTTTTATTGATGTATAGATATGCTCATAAAAATGTGAGACCTTTTTCTGCTGTATGCCATAACAATTTTGGTAGACAGATAATTTACACGAGAAAAAGAGTTATCACAGCTAACAATATCGTTGATGAATTGAATAAAGCTCTTGTAATCCATGAGTTAAACGCAATTGAGATTGAATATCTTGATAGGTACTATCGTGGAGACCAACCGATTCTGTATCGTCAAAAGGTAAACAGACCAGAAATAAACAACAAGATACCGGTCAACCTTGCGTATGAGCTTGTTGAGAGAAAAACAGCGGATATATGCGCTGAACCTATCCAATATGTGTTACGTGGCACAGATGATAAGAAATCAGAGGAAATTACAAATCTTAATGTGACAATGGATTCTGAAAGCAAGCAAGAGGTTGACATAGATATTTGCCGTTGGAGAAGTATTTGCGGTACTGCTTATCGCTTTATCGGAAATGACGAGAGCAAGGGAGAGCTACTTGACGAGAGTGATTTTTACTTATCATCAGAAAATCCTATGTACACCTTTGTTGTGTACTATTCAAACAACAGACCGGCTTTTTCCTGCCAGATAGGAGAAGATGAAAACGGAGCTGATGTTTATTTTTGCTTTACTAATAACGAGTGGTTTGACATTAGAAACGGAAAGATAGTCGATAGTGGAGTAAATGGCAACAGAGCAATCCCGGTTATTGAATACCCAAACAATGCTAGGCGGTTGTCAGATATAGAAATCACAATACCTATTACGGACGCAATAAACACTTTGCAGTCCGACAGAGTAAATGGCATAGAACAGTTCGTATCGGCATGGATTAAGTTTGTCAACTGTGAGATTGACTTAGAGCAATTCAGAAAAATGCGCCAAGAGGGAGCGTTAGTTGTTAAGTCCAACAACGGCACTGACAATAAAGCTGATGTTGATATTATGTCAAGCGAGCTTAATCAGACCGAGGGGCAAGTAGTTTTCAATGATTTGTTTGAAAAATTCTTAAGCATACAAGGACTTGCAAATCGCCAAGGCAACACTGGTGGTGATACCCAAGGAGCTGTAGAACTTAGAAACGGACATTATGACGCAGAACTTAGAACCGCCATTAATGAGCCTATTCTTAAGAAGTCGGAGAGAATGTCACTTAAGATTATTCTTAATAGGCTTAGAATAAATAAAGGCTACACTCTTATGCCTAGCGATATTGAAATACATATCAATCACAATAAGCTTGACAATATGCTTGTTAAGGCAGAAGTACTTGAAATACTGCTTAGAAGTGGCGTCCACTACAAGAGAGCAATTAAGACCATTGATATGTTTAGCGACCCAGAACAAGTTGCACTTGAGAGTAAGGCTAGAATGGAGAGTCTATATCCAGATAAAGTCGAAGATAGCAATGACGATAATAATAACATCACGACAGCTAGTGAATAACTGGCTGTCTTTTTTGATTTGAGGTAATAAAAGATGGCAGATGAAATCCACGCGCTGAATAAAGACGAAATCAAAGATATTGACTACGAAACATATTTTGGTGAGATGGATTTATCTGACGAGGAAAAGGAAGATAGAAAAAAGCTTGCTGAAAAGTTTGAAAAAATCTTTGCTATGTTATTTGCCTTGCTATCCGGCAAGGAAGAAACAGAGATAACCACTATCACCAAAGAATTTATTATCAGATATGAGAGCATTGCTACGCAGTATTGCAAAGCAAAGAAAACACCTTCATATATTACGGATTATGCCCGGTACATTGTGAATGAGGTGGTTGACGCTACCACACAAAATACTGAAGTAGAGTATTTTACATCACAGAAGCGAGCAAAAAATGTAGCTGCGAATGAAGCCAATGCGGTCGGCAATTACAGATTGCAAACTGAAATGGTAAAACAGGGCTACAAAACAAAAGAGTGGCGCTCAAAAGAAGATTCACATGTCAGACCTACACATGCAGAAGTTGACAGAAAGAGAATTGATATTTTTGAGCCATTTGAGGTTGGAAACTCACTTATGATGTTTCCAAAAGACCATTCACTTGGCGCAGAGGTAAAAGAGATTTCTAACTGCCGGTGCAGTGTTAAATATTACAAATAATGAGCAACTTGTAAGGAAACTTATAGGTTGCTTTTTATTATACAAAATTTGCAGTTGTGCGTTAAACAACAGAAAAACTCGGCTGGTGCAACCAGCGATAACAAAAGCGTGAGTTACGGAGGTAATTGAAATGACAAGAAATGATGTTTTGAAGCTTTTCCCGGATGCAACGGATGAGCAGATAACAAATCTGCTTAACAAGAGCGGTGAGGAAATGGCAAGAGAGAAAGAGAAAGCCAATCAGTATAAGGCTAAAGCCGACAAAGCTGACGAGCTACAGACACAGCTTGATGATTTACAGGCTGGCAACATGACCGAGCTGGAAAAGGCAAATAAAGCCTTAGAGACAGCCAATCAGCAGATTGCCAAGCTACAGAAAGATAATGCTGTCAGAGATTTACGAGAGAGTGCAATGTCTGATTTTGGCATTACTGCAGAACAGGCAAAGACAGTAGTAAAAGAGGATGGCTCTTTTGACACAACATCACTTGGCAAAATTATTTCCGACATGAAAGCCAATGCGATAGCGGAGTATGAGAAAAATGCACTTAAAGATACTCCTAATCCTAATAATGGCGGTAACAATAACGATGGTGATACAGGAAATAAGACAAATGCTGAAAAGATAGCAGAAAGCCTTATATCTGATGCACCTAAAAGCAACAACATTTTATCACATTACATTCAGTAATAACAGGAGGTAAAAAATGGCAAAGGAAATGAATATGCAGTATGAAAAGACTTCATACGCGGGAGATGTTCAGATTTTAAAGAGAGAGCCTAATGAGGCAATCCCACTGACACTTGATTTTGATGGTGTAACAACTACAAACGCACAGGGCAAGAAGATTGTCAAAGCGGGCACACCAATCGGAAAAACCGGCAAGGCTGATAACACAGCCACAGTAGTAGGTATTTTAAGGTTTGATGTAACAGAGGACAGACCACAGGGAGTACTGCTTAAGAAAGCATATCTTAACACAAAGGTAGCAGAAGCGCACTCAGGCGTTACATATGACGAAACAGTTAAGACGGCTCTTCCAATGATTGTATTTGAATAATAACAGGAGGTAAACAGATGTTAATTAATGAAGTATTAGACAGTAAGTCTATCGCATTATCAGCAACAGAAAACGCTAGTAATCAGATACCTTATCTTGGTTTACAGTGGTTTCCGGAAAGAAAGAAACAGGGGCTTGATTTAAGCTGGATTAAGACACATAAAGGGCTTCCGGTGTCACTTGCACCATCCAACTTTGACACAATCCCAACAATTAGAGCTAGAGAGGGATTAAGCAAGGAAAAAACACAGATGGCATTTTTCCGTGAGGGAATGACAGTTGGTGAAGAGGAAATGCTTGAAATCGAGCGTATTCAATCAGCAGATGACCCTTACCTTGCAAGTGCTTTATCAAGCGTATATGACGATACTAACAACCTTGTAAGTGGTGCAGAGGTTGTACCTGAGCGTATGAGAATGTCACTTCTTGCCACAAGCGCGGGCCACCCAGTAATTGCCATTGTAAGCGATGGTGTTCAGTACGCTTATGATTACGATAAGGATGGCTCATATACAAAAGACCATTATGCAAAGTTAACGGGCACAAGCATGTGGAGTGATACAGCTAATTCAAAGCCACTTACAGACCTTAACAATGCAAGAAAGAAGTTGCAGAAGCAGGGCAAAATTGCTAGATATGCGCTTATGAACAGCAATACATTTCAGTATTTGCTTGATAATGCACAGATAAGAAACTCAATCCTTGCACAGAACCTTACAGCAACTATTGATGTTGACGATGATACTGTTATTTCAATAGTGCAGAAGAGAACAAAGCTCACTATCGTACTTTACGATAAGATGTACATTGATGATGATGGCAAGGAGCAGTACTTCTACCCGGATAACAAGGTTACACTCCTTCCGGAGGGTAGTCTTGGCAGTACTTGGTTTGGCACTACACCGGAAGAAAGAACAGCAAGACAGGTAGCCGATGTAGATGTAACGGTATATGGTGTAGGTATTACAGTCGCTACAAAGACGGAGTACGGACCGCCTATGAAGATGTCGACATTTGCTTCTGAGGTTGTTCTTCCATCATACGAGAATATGGATAGCACATTCGTATATGAGGTTCATAGCGAAGAGTAGGGGGTGCAACTATGAAATATCCATATATAGTGATTCATAATGGTAAATGGTATAACGCTGGCGAAGAGGTTCCGGAAAATAATAATTCCGGAGCTTCTTTTGATTATAGCAAGACAACCATTAATCGCATGTCTACATCTGATTTACAGGCTTTTGCCACAGAACAAGGCATAGACAATGCAGAAGAACTTACAGGAGCAGAGCTAAAGAAACTGTTAATTGAAAAGTTTGGATTATAAGGAGCTTGGCATGGAATACACCGCATTGGAGCAAGTCAAAATCAGACTTAAACAATTTCATATTGATACAGTCACGAATGATGATGAAACAACATCTGATGTGGTAGTGTTCGATGAAAAGGAAGATAACCCGCTCATTGAACAGCTCATTAAACAGGCCACGGAAGATGTAAAAGCAAAAAGGTGTTATCCGGACACTTTCACTGATGACGATATAACTGCCGATTTAAAGCAGTTTGAAAATGTCATTATCAATCTTGCTGTCTACGACCATTCACAAGCCGGTGAGAACTACATGAGCGCATTGAGTGAGGGCGGAGTGAGCCGTACATGGAAAGACAGAGATAAGCTGTTTGTCGGAGTTTTCCCTTTTGTTAAAGTGCTATAAGCAAAAGAAGATTGTGCGTTACCAATATGGTAGCAGGCGGTACACATTGAGTGGTGGTGGGCGGTGTACCAATTACCAAAGACGAAAGGCGGTATATCAATGCCAATAGCAGTAATTATAAGCATTATTTCAGTTGCTTTTTCCATCTTTTTCGGACTGTTTACATTAGGGCTTAATCTTAAGAACAACAAAAAGTCTGACAACGCAGAACTTACGGAGCGTGTAAAACAAAATACACGTATAAACATGAAACTTGACACAATATCAAGCAACACAACAGAGATAAAGAATGAAGTTACAGAAATGAGAAGAGAACTTAATTCTCACGATAACAGGATTATTAAAGTTGAGGAAAAGGTAAAGTCAGCACACCACCGAATAGACGGATTGGAAGCGCGACTTAACGAAGATAAGGAGGCATAGCAGAATGGATATAACATCAGTATCAACAGTAGTTGCAATCGTTGTAATTACATATCTGATAGGTTTAGGAGCCAAAGCAATCCCACACATTAAGGATAATTATATTCCTATAATCGTAGGTGTTGCGGGTGGCATCTTAGGCGTCATAGGTATGTATGTAATACCGGACTTCCCGGCAAATGACATTCTTGATGCAATAGCAGTAGGAATTGTGTCCGGATTGTCAAGCACAGGTGTTAATCAGATTTATAAACAGGTAAAGAAAAATGCTTGACATTAATAAACAAGTCATGAAGTACGCACTTCAAGGTCAAACAGTCACAGTCTATGAAAAAGACGAGGACGGAAATCCAAAGTTTTACGAAACAGAGGACGGAGAGAAGATATATTACACCCATGAGGAAACAGGCTTTTCAGAGCCGGTTGATTTTCGGGCGAATATATCGTTTGACGGAGGAGAAGCGCAGAACAAGGAATATGGCTTTAATACGGCTGATTTTGATGCTGTTTTGCTGACAGGCAGAGGAGAATACCCTTTTAAAAAAGGTGACGTTATTTGGCTTGATAGCGAGCCTACAAAGGACGAAAACGGATTAGTTGATTCAACTTCCGCAGACTTTACAATAGTGGGAGTCAAGCCCTCTCTCTATTCAGTTAAATACATGCTCAAAGCAGTTGTGAAAGAAGTGTAATTATGAAGATTGACGTTTCTCTGACAGAAAAATCTATGCAAGATGCGATAGACAAGCTTGAAAAATACAAAGACCGCTTACAGGACAAGTGCATAGCGTTTGTTGGAGAGCTTGCCAGTAATGGCATTGCTGTAGCACGAGCAAATACAGGTAATTTTGGATACTATATTACATTTAGCTACGAAATTAAAGATGCAACGGACGGCTGTACGGCTATTGTGCTCGCTACCGAAACAGGGCAGATACAAAGCACATGGCAAACGGCAGACGGACTTAAAACAGTTGATGTATCGCCTTTGCTTATGGCTGAATACGGCTCGGGCTGGAAAGCTAAACCACATTTCAATGATGCAAGAGGCGGTCAAGGAACTTTCCCGGGACAGACACACGCATTTGACAGCGAGGGTTGGTATTGGAGAGATGAAAGTGGAGAATTACACCATTCATACGGCATTACACCTACAATGCCGATGTATCACGCATTTGTAGAAATGGAAAATGACATTATGAGAACGGCACGGAAAATTTTTTAGTTGAGGTGATAAAGTGGCAAGTCAAAATCAATGGGTTTATGACCTTGAAAATCTCGCATATGCGATTGTTAAAACCCGATGCGAGAAGAAGTTGAAAACTAAATACCCCAAACTAAAATTCACACAAGAGGAACAGTCGGACAGTGCAGCGGCTAGTTTCCCGACAGTGCTAGTTCAAGCACTCGAACCTATTGAACAGAATGAGGATTTAGAGTGCGAAAGAATAAATACAGTGTTATTTACGGCACAAGTAATTGTTACAACGAATAAAAGCCGTTCAGAAGCCTTGAATGTGGCACAGACAGTGGCTAATGAATACAAAGCTATGTCATTCAAGCTGACAACAATCCCATTCGCTAGAAAAAACGGCAAAATATGGACAGCAACATTACGTGCTAGGCGGTCATTTGACTGGAACGATAGATTATAAGAGCCTTTTGGCTCTTATTTTTTTATGAAAAATTAGGAGGTAATCAAAATGGCAACAGGTTTAAAAAGTAGAATTGCTTACAAGACACCAAGCTCATCCGTCACAAGTGGCGATTACTGGGCTGGAACTTACAAGCTCTTACTTAGAGCAAAATCAATTCCCTCACCATTCGGTTCACAGAATATGGTAGATACTTCAACTCTTGAAGATTTAGTAGAGACACAGGAAATGGGTAGACGTTCAGCTGGCTCTATGGAAGTTGAGGGAGCTTTTGAGAAAAAGTACAAAGACGAGATGGTAACTAACGAGGGCAAGAAGCTCGACTTTATCATTCTTTATGGTACAGACGGAAAAGGTTCAGAGGGTATCTGCGCTTTTATCGGTCAGGAGTCATTCGCCCCAGGTGAGGCTTCCGATGACCACTTAACAGGAACTGCGACTGTATCAGTTCAGACAGTACCTAAGTGGATTGAGGATAACTACGATGTTGCGGTCACAGAGGATGACCAAGGCTATCCAACAGAAATCACACTCGCAAAAAAATCATGAGCCAATCGAAAAAAGCCGTAGCGGTTGGCTATGATGATAGCACGGCTGACAGCGAACTTGAAGAAACAATATAGCAAGGTAATTGAGGCAGTGTTAAAACTGCCTCTTTCCCTATATAAATTAGGGAGAAAGGGAAAGATAAAATGAAAATTAAATTAAGTGGAAAAGAGTATACAGTTAAATTCGGATATGCACCGGTATATAAGAATAAAATTATCCCAAGGCTCGTAGGAATGGAGCAAAAGGGCGAGGGACTTGAAGTCATTGACAACATGCTTGGATTTTTACCGGAGTTTTTGCTCGTGGGCTTGCAAAAGTTTCACGCTGACGAATTTGGCTTTGATTTTGACGATAAAGAAGCAAAAGAGAAGCAATTAGCGAAGATGTATGATTTGCTTGACGATTATCTCGACCCAGAGAATGAAGAGGGTGGAGATATAATGTCGCTCTACAACGATTTGTCGGCTGAAATGGAGAAAAACAGTTTTTTATCAAAGATGTTGGCGAAAGAGGTACAGACAGCCAAGAAGAAGCCAATCAAGAAGTAAAAGAGCTTACATGGGAAGTGTATTGCAACGAAATCCGCCCATATTGGCTTTTGGCAACTAAAGGCTATGGATTTAGCGTTGAGGACATAGATATGTCTTGTCCGGCTGATTTAGAGCCTTATTCAAAAGCTTATATGCTTGCACAAAAAGAAGCTGACTCTAACATGTGGGCCTGGTGGGGCACATACGGATTAAGCGCAACTCTTACAGCTATTGATAGAGCTTTAAATAACAACAAAGCAAAAGCAAAATACATTGAAAAATCATTAAATGAGCAATACTCAAAAGATAACGAGCCTAAATACAAGGAGTCCAATGAGGAAATTGCCGTTTACGAGATGAAACAACGAATTAATGCATTAAGACAGTCGGGACTACCTGAAAGTCCTGATTAATGAGGTGAAAATATGGCATATAAAGGAATTGACGTATCGTCATATCAAGGAAATATTGATTGGAGCAAGGTTAAGTGGGCCGGAGTGCAATTTGCAATCCTTAAAATAATCCGCAGAGACCTTAATCCGGATAAAACCTTTGAAGCGAATTGGAAAGGCTGTACTGATGTAGGAATGCCAATACAAGGTGTTTATAACTACTCATACGCTACAACAGTAGACAAGGCAAAGATGGACGCAAATAAGGTCATTCAGACACTTAGCGGAAGAAAAACCTTTGTTTGGTTAGATGTTGAGGATAAGTGCCAACAAGGACTTGGACAGACACTTATTGATATTATCAATACATATCAGAGCGTTATTAAGAGCGCCGGGCTTAACTTTGGTGTATACACAGGGCTTAGCTTTTACAATCAGTACATTGCGCCATACGCAAATCAGATTAATTGTCCGTTTTGGATTGCGCGTTATCCGTCAACTAAGGGAATGTCTATCGGTGATGAGCCTAACAGTGCAAAGAAGCCTGTTATTCAACATCCTCTGTATGGCTGGCAGTATTCGAGTGCATTTACCTGTAGCGGCCTGAATAACAGCACTGACGCTAACCTACTCTATATTGAGCTTGATAAGGGTGACGGAATAGAGAATAATCCGGCACCAATAGCAACTCCGGTAAAGAATAACGCTTGGAAAGGCAACGAGGAGTATTATCTCGATAATGATGATGTAAGAAAATGGCAACATGCCATGAACATCGGATTTGACACAAATGAGCTTAAAGAGGATGGCAGATTTGGAGTTAATTCACAGAGATTTGCTAAAAATCACAATCTGTGGAGCGGTCAGAAGCATAACTGCCCGACGGCCATTAAGTGGTTGAGAAAGACTCTGCATGACAAGTATCATTTTTACAAGCTTGATACTGATTACGGCAAGTGGACGGATTATCTCACCAAATGTGTCATGGTATTTCAAAAGAATAGGGGCCTTAAGCAAGACGGATATGTTGGATTGATTACAACATACTATCTGCTCAAAGACTAAATACATGAGAGCTACTTTAGGGTAGCTCTCTTTTTTATTACATACAGGGAGGTGAGAAAATGGCAGAGAGCATTGAGCTTCAAATCAAGTCGGACGCGCAACAAGCGACTGAAGCCATAGGCAATTTACAAAGTGAGTTGCAAGAGCTTGGAAGTACTCTCAATTCCCTCAATGGTGCAAGCATAAGCAATTTTGCGAGTGGAATGTCACAACTTGCAACATCGCTTAGAAGTGTGAGCAGTATTGACACTCGTACTTTTAGCAAGATTGCAACCAACATGGAGAAGCTCGGCAACCTTGATACTGCAAGACTTGTCAGCTCGGCAAGTGCTTTAAAGAGCATGGCAACAGAATTGTCGGGTTTTGCGAATATCTCAAAGCAATCAGCAGAGATTACACAGCTAACGGCTTCAATCTCAAAGCTCGGTTCAAAATCAGCCGGTTATGCTGCGGATAACATCAGGAACCTTGGCAGTGCCTTGAAAGAGGTAATGACAACATTATCTAACGCACCGAGAGTCAGCAACAATATAATTCAAATGACTAACGCACTTGCTAATCTGTCACAACAAGGCTCAAAAGTTGGTTCGGCTAGCAGGTCACTTGTAACAGGCTTTTCAAACACAACAAAGTCAATTAAGAGTACAAGAAGTGGATTTAGGGGCTTGGCTTCAACTATCGGTAAGTTTTACGCAACTTATTGGTTGGTTATGCGAGCTGTTGGAAAAATAGGCAGTGCAGTTGATTTAGCAAGCCAATTAACAGAGGTTCAAAACGTAGTAGATACCACGTTTGGCGATATGGCAAGCAAGGTTGATGATTTCACGAAAACATCAATTCAAGATTTTGGAATGTCGGAGCTGACAGTTAAGCAAATATCAAGCCGTTTCCAAGCGTTAGGTACCTCTATAGGTATTTCATCAGAACAAGTGGCAAATGGTACGGCAGTGGCGAATAAAGCTCTTATGAGCCAAAATAACACGCTATACAAGACTACAGACAGTATGGCTGATATGTCACTTAATCTTACAAGGTTAGCTGGTGACATGGCTTCATTCTACGATGTAGACCAAGCTGATGTTGCAAAGAGCTTACAATCCGTTTTTTCGGGAACAATAGCACCTTTGAGGAGATACGGACTTGATTTAACGCAAGCCACACTTTCAGAGTGGGCTATGAAAAACGGACTTGACGCAAATATCAAGTCAATGACACAAGCCGAAAAGGTACTCTTAAGGTACAACTATGTCATGGCAAATACACAAGCTGCGCAAGGTGATTTCGCTAAGACCGCGAACACCTGGGCTAACAGTGTAAGAGTCCTTAAGCAAGAGTTTCAAGCATGGGGCAGTATCATAGGTAGCGTAGTAATCAATGCTCTAAAACCATTTGTTCAAGCCTTAAGCAAAGTAATGCTCAAGGTTATCAGCTTTACAAGAACTGTAGCTGACGCACTCGGAGCAATCTTCGGATGGACTATCGAGATAAGCGGTCGCGGTGCCACGGCTGACGGCATGGAGGACATAGCTGACGGAGTGGGCGATATTGGTGATAACGCTGATAGTTCCAATAAGAAAGCCCAAAAACTGAAAAAGACATTGCTTAGCATAGATGAGATACACGCACTTGACGATAACAGCGATAGTGGCAGTGGTGGCGGTTCAGGCAGTGGCGGTTCAGGTAGCGGTGGAGCTGGCGGTGGCGTTGATAGCTCACTGAAAAAGACCGATGGATTGATCGAAAAATATAAATCATCAATCAAAGACCTTTACTCACTCGGAAAGTACATCGGTGACGCTCTTGCGAGTGCTATGGAGAGCATTGATTGGAAGAAGATTTATCAGAAAGCTGACAATTTCGGAAAAGGACTTGCAGACTTCCTTAATGGTTTAATCAGCCCAAGGCTCTTTTACGATTTAGGTGCAACAATAGCCGGTTCGCTAAACACAGCTTTGCATTTCCTCAATTCATTCGGCACAACATTCGATTGGACTAATTTTGGCTTGTCGATTGCTAACGGCATTAATGGATTTTTTGAGAATTTTGATTTTACGTTACTGGCAAAAACTATTAATGCATGGGTACAAGGAATATACACCATGCTAACCACAGCAATTAAAAATGTGTCGTGGAAAGACGTACTCAAAGGAATTACGGACTTTTTAAGCAATTTAGACATTAAAACTGTTGAGATAATAGTTGGCACATTGCTGATAAAAAAGATAATTTCGTTAAAATTGGGCTCAGCAGCTCTTGCTTTTATTGGAAAATTATTATCGAAAGCAATAGCAGAAGCAATTGCTTCAAAAATTGGATTTGAGCTTGTTGAGGGAGCTGGCATTGGAACGGCAATAATGCAAGCATTTAAAACCATTTTTGCTTCACTATCAACAAATCTTGGATTACTCATAGAGGGATTATTCAGTGGTTTAAGTTTGGGTGATGCAATAACGGCTGCATTCGGAACAGGGGCAGCAGACCTATTAGCAACAATCGGCTCTGCTTTTTCGGCAATAGCTGGAACAATTTTATCTATTGTAAATTTTGTCAAAATGTTAAAAGACGGATTTAGCTGGGTAAATGAGATTTTGATGGTGATAGGTGTCGCATTAACTACAATCGGAGCAATATTAGCTGGTGTGGCAGCATTGCCGGCGGTAATTGTTGGAGCAATAGTGGCAGCAGTCGCAACGATTGTTGTTGTGGTAAAAGATAATTGGAACGCAATTTGTGAACTATTTTCAACGGCCGGCGAATGGTTCAATGGAAATGTCATTGAGCCTGTAGTTTCATTTTTTAAAGATATGTGGAAAACCATAAGTGGCTTTTTCGGTTCTTTATGGAAAGACATAGTAACTGTGTGGCAAGGAGCTTCGAAATGGTTCAGTTCCGCAGTAATTGAACCAATAGTTGGCTTTTTTAAAGGCTTTGCTACACGAGCACAACAGATTTTTCAAGGTATTTGGATAATAATTAAAGCAATTTGGATAGTAGCTTCAAGCTGGTTTAATAATAATGTAATTACTCCAATTTCAAATCTGTTTAATTTTTTAAAAACGCTTATACAGACAACGATACAGACAGCAAAAGATTTTGTCTTTTCAACGTGGCAAGGGGTGGCAAGTTGGTTTAGCGGTACAGTAATACAACCGATTTCAAACTTTTTTAATATGTTGAAAGCTGGTATAACATCGGCACTTAGCGCAGCAAAGAACTTTGTTATATCTACTTGGCAAAGCGTGGCGGGTTGGTTTAATGGCAATGTTATTTCACCTATCACAAATTGCTTTAATATTATGAAAAACGGAATTACAAACGCGTTTAATTATGTGTGGAGTTCAATAAGAGGCGGTGTCACAGGGGCTATGAACTACGTTATTTCAAAAATAGAGAATGGGGTTAATTTTGTTGTCAGTGGAATTAACTCTTTATTAAGAGGATTTAACAAAGTTGTTTCTATGGCTGCTAAGGTGGCCGGTACAAATTGGGGTGGAGTATCGTTGGTTCCGAAAGTGCATATTCCAAGGCTTGCTAGTGGCGGAATTTTCCCAAGGGGAGAGGACGGCATGGCTTTTATTAATCATAACGAGTTAGTCGGTAGGTTCTCAAATGGCAAAAACGTGGTAGCAAATAACCAACAAATCACCGAGGGAATTAAGCAGGCTGTCATGGAGGGAATGGCACAAGTAATGATGAACTATAATGCTGGCGGAAACTCTGCACCTATCATTGAAAACGTGTTTAAGTGCGACAGTGAAACACTCTATCGCATGACACAGGTAGGCAAAGCAAAACACGGACAGCGATATATTGTAGCAAATGAATTTGACTAAGACACTCACCCTTGCGTGGGTGTCTTTTTACGAGGTAACAATATGGCAATGATGTTAGTAGACGGAGTAGAATTACCTACTCCGTCAACTTTTGAATGGGGCATGATTGATGTGTCTGCGAGCGACAGTGGACGAACACAGGACGCTAAAATGCATAAAAACAGAATAGCACAGAAACGGCAACTTAAATTGTCGTGGAATGGTACAGACAAGGCTAGGACAGCAAAGATACTTCAAATGGTAAACCCCGAATATATCAGAGTGACATATCCTGATGCTATGAGTGGCACTGATGAAACACGTACATTCTATGTAGGTGACAGAAGCGCGCCTATCAAGATATGGGCTATCAACAATAAGAGGTACGAGACATTGAGTTTTGACCTCATAGAAGCGTAAGGCGGTGATTTAATGCTAAACGTATCGGCTAAATGGCAAAGAGCAGTAATGCTCGACAATAATATAAATGTAAATTGTTTTGCTGACATAGTTACGGCAAGTGGTGAAAAAATCCCTATTAGTGATAGCGAGTTGTGGGCGAATGGCTTCGAGGTTAATGACTCAACATCGAGCAATGGCACTTTCACAATCGGGGCTTTGATTGCCGGAAAACTGAAAATTAAGCTGAATAACATTTACGAGGATTACAGTAAATATGATTTTGATAAGGCAAGTGTAACGGCATATGTTTCAAAGAGCTTTTCTGATGGCACAACCGAAAAACTAAAAATCGGTGAGTATAGAGTCAGCGAGACAAGCTATGACGGCTCGCTCATAACGCTTACTTGCCTTGACAATATTAACAATTTCAATCGCGAGTACGATAGCAATTTAAGCTACCCTACGACAGCATATGAGGTAGTCAGAGACGCTTGTATTAAGTGTGATGTACCTTTTACTATGGCGAGATTTGACAACTCTGATTACGTGATTAACGAGATACCAAGCGATAATCAAAAACTCACATATGGACAGGTAATAGCTTACATCTTACAGTTGAGTGGATTATGGGGCAAGTGCGGTCACGATGGCGAATTGCTTATCGGTTGGTATGATATGAGCCAGTTTGGGAGCCAAAATTACAATGGCGGAACTTTTAGCACAAAAACTACACCATACTCTGACGGAGATACACTGAATGGTGGAAATTTCACCGACTATTCAAGTGGAGATAGCGTTGATGGTGGAACATTTACAGAAACGAGAAATTACCACAATATTTACACGCAAAAAGACTTGAACGTTGCGACTGATGATGTTGTTATCACCGGGGTAAAGGTAACTGTAACCTCAAAAGAGGACAAGACAAAAGATGTTAATGCGCTTGCCGGAAAAGAGGGGTATGTGGTCTCAATCTCTGATAATCCGTTTATTTCGGCAGACAAGGCACAGACAGTTGCAGATTATATTTTTAAAAAAATCGGTGGCATGAGGTTCAGACCTCTTGACGCTACACTCTTGTCAAACCCACTGATTGAGAGTGGAGATGTGGCGCTTGTGACAGACCGCAAGCAGAATACCTATAGCTGTTTTATTTCTAACCGAGCATTTACAGTTGGAAGTGGCACAAAAATTTCATGTGACGCTGAAAATGCTTCAAGGAATAGTGCTGATAAATTTAGTAATGAGACAAAGGCTATCGTACAGGCTAGGGAAGTTGCACAGGCAAAACTAAGTGTATATGATAAGCAAATGCAATTGCTGACACAGCTAATGTCTCAATCGCTCGGACTTTTTAAGACTGAACAGGTGCAAGAGGATGGCTCAATTATTTACATTATGCATAATAAAGCCGACCTTAATTCGAGCAACATACAGTGGAAAATGACGGCTAATGGCATGGCTGTATCAAGTGACTATGGTAAAACGTGGAATGCTGGAGTTGACAAAGACGGAAACGCTGTTTTCAATATTATGTCAGCTATTGGCATTAATTTTGACTGGGCGCATGGTGGAACACTCACTTTAGGCGGTGAGAATAACACAAACGGCAAGCAGTATGTCAAAGACGCAAACGGAAAGACACTTGTAACGCTGGATAACAAAGGATTGACACTTGATAGCAGTGTGAAAATTGCTTGGGATAATGTGGCTGACACTACTGCTAAAGTCACTCAAATAACCAAAGACACAGTGACTACAAGCTATGTAAATGCACTTGATGTTAAGGCTGGTTCAGTTGACGCGGAGGACATCACAGGAACAACAATTACTGGCAAGAATATTGTTGGCGGAACAATTGATATTGGAAATGGAGTGTTTGTAGTTGACAACGATGGAAAAGTAACCGCTTCAAATTTTAATATGTCCGGTGGAAGTATTGCACTGAACGGAAATTTAAGTAATTCAACGATTGATTTAACAGCTACTGACAATTCAGGAAACAATTATGAGCTTTGGATGAATGGTGCGGTCTTGCGAATTGTTAAAAATGGTGAGAATTTGATTACACTTTATGGAGCCACAGGCTCTATAGGTGCACAGACAATGTATGCTCAAGAGATAGGCTCTGATAAATTTAGAGAAACCGATAGAGGATATGCAATGTGTGGCAATGCAACAGGACATACATACCATTGTGACTGGGATGATACTGCTTTGTGGTTTCAAGTTGATGATGCTTGGGTATGGAGTTCGTCAGACAAACGCTTAAAAAAGAATATTAAAGCAATTAATCAAGATTACATTGATACAGTAGGCTCGGTCGATTTATTTCAATACAATCTTAATAGACAAGGATATTCAGACAAACCATTATATTTTGGAGCAATGGCGCAGGATATAATCGAGAACCTTAAAGATAAAGGACATGCCGATGAAAACCTTAATATGATTTTCAAGAATAAAGTCACATCGGATGATGATACACTGTACTATGGCATGAACTATGAGCAATTCCTAATTCTAAGACTTGCTGGAGACGAGCAGAAGATTGATAAAATGCAAAAACACATAGATGAATTGGAAGATAAGTTTTCAAGATTGTGTCAGAAATTAGGTATTGATGAAAGTGAGGTATAGCTTATGGCAATTCAAATGAGACGAGGGGCATACGCGGAGTTTGACCCCTTAAAAATGAAAGCCGGAGAATGGGCGGTATCGACTGACTCCGATACGAAAAAACAGCAAATATGGATGTGCTTCGCACCCGGAATAGTTAAGCGAATGGGAACTGTTGAGGATTTTGACGTTGAAATTCAAAGACTTATTCAGAACTATCTTGACGGCATAGCTCAATCCGTATCACAAGCTCAAAAATCAGCAGAACTTGCTGCAAACAAAGCTCAAGAATCAGCTAATTCTGCGAGTAACGCTAAGGCAAGCGAAACAAATTCTAAGACTAGTGAAACCAATGCGTCAAACTCGGCTGCAAAAGCAAAAAACAGTGAAACCAATGCCAAGACCAGCGAGACAAAGGCTAGGACAAGTGAGACCAGCGCATCAACTTCTGCAAGTAACGCTAAGACAAGCGAAACAAAAGCCAAAGTTTCTGAGACCAATGCTAAGAAATCAGAGACTAATGCATCTACAAGCGCAACTAACGCAAAGACCAGTGAAACTAATGCTAAGGCTTCTGCTACCAGCGCATCAACTTTTGCGAGTAACGCTAAGGCAAGCGAAACAAAAGCCAAGGCTTCCGAAACCAATGCTAAGACAAGCGAGACTAACTCTGCAAAGAGCGAGTCGGAAGCGCAAAAATACGCAGAGCAAGCCCAAGAAATATCTGAGAGCCTTAGCGGAGCATTAAGACCTCTTGGAACAATCAACTTTGCCGACTTGCCGAGCACAGCGGATGCTAATTCTGGTGATATGTACAATATAACTGGCCAATTTGCCACAACCACTGATTTTAAAGAGGGGGCTGGCAATGTAATCCCCGCCGGGAGTAATGTGTATTTAACTGCTGATAGATATTGGGATGTGCTTGCCGGCACACCGGTAACAGGAGTAAAAGGCGCAAAAGAAGTATATTATCGCAGAGGAAATGTAAACATAACTCCTGCCAATATCGGAGCGGTTGCAGAAGGTGGAAATATAAGCGATACAACAGTTATTTTTGCCGATACAACAACTAGAGCAAACCTTGTTTCTGGCGAAAAAGTGTCAGTCGGCTTCGGAAAAATTAAGAAGTGGTTCGCTGATTTGAAAAGCTTTGCCTTTAAAAATTTGGTGAATAACCTCACGACTTCTACCACTGGAAGCGCATTAGACGCGAGTCAAGGCAAGATTTTGAATGACAAATATGATGAATTAAACCAGCGTTTAGATAGTCTTTCAAATAAGCAAGATTGGAAAAAAATCGGAGAATTTGGAGATGTTAATGAGCATGTAATATCCAATATTAAAAATTATCAAGAATTAAGAGTAAATTTTATGCTTTTTTATTCAGGGGATTCATATATTACAAGAGATTACGTTTTCCCAGTATCAGAATCTAAGAATCTTGAATTCTTATTTTTAGACGGAAATTACTATGATAGTAATAATTACACTTCATGGTGTATAGTCTACAATACAGCAAGAAATAGTATTCAAAACAGATCTTCGTGGCTTCGCAGTGTAATACTTGGCAAAGATACAACTTGTCAGTGTGTTTATAGAGTTTATGGTAGATAGAATTATATTTTTGTAAAATAGCATTTTACACATAAAAAGAGAGGGCATAAGCCCTCTCGATTATTTTATAGGAATAGGGTTACAAAACAATCCATGTTGTCAATATTCGACAAAATAAAACACTTTAAAGTGCTACAGTAATGATGTTCTCAAATAAGAGAACTCTTCAAGTTTCGGTAGGGCGGTGGATTTTTCTGCCGTCCTTATTGATGTTTAAGAACAAATGTTCTATAATTGATGTATCGGAGGTAGTGTTGTATGGAATATAAAGAAGAAATAATTAAAATGATTGAGGGCTTGGAAGATAAAGACCTGTTATTGTACTTGTACATATTTATTAAAGGAAAAATAGAGGCAGAGTAAAAACTCTGCCTTGGTAGTTATATTTTCTTTTCCCAAACGTTACCGCACTTTGAGCACACAAACTTTGTTTTGCCGTTCTTGCCTTTAATTCCGGTAGCAGTACCGACAACGGCACCGACAGGACCGAAGAGACCACCTACTGTGTTACCAACAAGTGCTTTACCGAATGAGAATTTTTTCTTGGTATCAACAGGTATGCCAACACCATCACAACCCCATTTAGGACATTTAACAGTTTTACTCATAATAAAATACCACCTTTCTTATTAATTTAATTTATTTTGAGTATTTTCATACATCATATCTATTAAGTTCATAATATTTTCTTGCTCTTTATCTGACAATTTAGATAATTTCAATGCGTAGTCTTTGATTCTGCTATCCATTTTCGACAAAGCCAAGTCTTTTGTTGCCTCTTCGACAACTGAATGGTGCTCTTTTCCGGTAACTAAATAATCAAGTGAACAATCAAGACATTCTGCGATTTTTACCAGCTTAAATAATTTTGGACTGCTTTTTCCTTTTTTCCAATCTGAAAAAGTACTTTTAGGGAAACCACCATATTTAGCCACTTCTGCATCATTTAACCCTTTTGAGTCTCTTAATTTACAATATCTTTCGTACATAGAAAATCTCCTTTAAAAAAAGTTGTGATTTCTCAACATTTGGGGTTGACAAATAAGACTTCCTAATGTAGAATGAAAAAAGAAGTTAGGAAATCTCAACTCAATAAAAAATAAAATTGAGAAAATAATATTATGTTTCTGGACAATTCATAGTATACACGATTTTCTAATTTTTATCAAGACATAGTTAGGATTTTTGAACTAAAAAACAAAAGCTGTTAGCGTACTACCACCAACAGCCGTTGCCTTATTTTTTATACCACATACATTTTGCAGTCTTTCAACGCATTGGTACTACACAATGCTTCTTTAAATGTTCCGTCACTTATGCAGTTTAAGTTCAGTGGTTTAGTTGCCATTAGCTGACGGATTGAGAGGAGTATCTAGCGTAGCACGGCATATTGCCGGATATGCCAGCCATGATTTTTTATCGAGCTTTACTGCCCAAAATGCGCTACACCGATTGCTACATTTTAAATGCGACCTCGCAAATATGGAACAGGCAAAATCAAAATTGCTTTCAAGGTTTTTACCTCCTAGCGTATTTTGCCTAATATGGCACTTTTTATAGTAACGGATTTCCTAACTATTGTCAAGAAAGGAGATGGGAAATTGAACAAGAAAAAACGACAGGCGAGCTTTAAAAAACTTGATACGCTCATAAAAGCTAGAAACGTTTCGTTTTACAAACTGTCAGAAGAACTCGGAATGGCGCGAAGTACTTTTTCGGATTGGAAGTCGGGAAAATCAATGCCAAAAACAGACAAGCTAATTAAGATTGCTAATTATTTTGGCGTAGAAGTTTCTTATTTTATTGAGTAGAGAGAAAGGAGTAGGAATGTCGAAAATCGAAATCAGACAGGTTGAGGGCGAAAAGATTTTTACAGAAATCTGCATTGACGGTCACAAAATAGACGGAGTGAGAGGCTATGAATTGAGACAAAGCAGAGTCGGACTTCCTGTGCTAACAGTTGACTTGAATGCGTTTGATATTGCCGTAGACTTGCGAATGCTACGGTTAAATCAAGAACATGTAGGCACTATTGAGAGTATCAAATTTAAAGATGGCTATGAGGCTAATCTTGGCTCTCGTGTTCCAGAGAAGTCAGCAGGAACAATAAGCGACTCACCTCCTTATTAAAAGATAGGGAGATTATAACACGGTTTTTAAGAAAGGAGTAGAAATGAGGTTGTTCGTGAGAAAAGAAATGCTCAACACATTAAAAAGCATTGACAGTACTTTAAAACGTATTGAGCAGAGTTTAGGCGTGGAGAAGCCTCGAAATGAAAGAGCAGAGACTACATCACACGGCTATGGAGAATACATGAAAAATGCTATTGTTGGAGCCATTCATGATATTTCCCAATAAGTATCATTGCAATTACAGACGACTCGGCACGAATCCTTGCGCTTTCGGACGGGGCGTTAGCTATTTCTGGTCTTTCGTTTAAGATTTTTTCTAACTTATCGAAATAGCTTGAATCTAATTTTGCAATAAAATCATTAAAGTCTTTCACAGGTAACTCACCTCCTTGTTATCTAATGAGGAGATTATAACACAGAAAGGAGAAAACATGAACGATTTACAAATTTTCAACAATGAAGAGTTCGGAGAAATCAGAACCATCTCTAAAGATGATGAAGTTTTATTCTGCCTTGGAGATTTATGCAGAATATTAGAACTTACAGCAAAGGGAGTAAAACAGAGACTTGATGACGAGGTAATTTCAAATTACCCCATCCCAGATTCACTTGGAAGAATACAGAACACCATATTTGTTAATGAAGATGGTTTGTATGATGTAATTCTTGATAGCAGAAAAGAAAACGCAAGGAAGTTTCGCAAGTGGGTTACGAGTGAAGTACTTCCGTCAATCAGAAAGACAGGCAGTTATGGTATGCCAAAGACAACAGGCGGTCAGATACAGCTTTTGGCACAGGGCTATACAGAATTAGAGCAGAAAGTAAACGACATTAAAGACGACGTGAGCGAGCTTAAGGAAAATGTACCACTTTACAGTTGCGATATTGATGAGATACAACAGCACGTTAAGCGCAGAGTTGTAAATATCCTTGGTGGCAAGCAGAGCGAAGCATACAGAGATAACAGCATCAGACATAAGACATTTTCTGATATATGGACGCAGTTAAAGCGTGAGTATGGTTGCGTATCTACTTATAAGAGTATCAAGAGGAAGTATATAGACGATGTGCATGAGTTTATTGATTGCTATGTCGTGCCTAAGTATCTTGATGAGCTTATTCAAGACGCAAACGCTCAACAGAGTTTTGCATAGCGAGGTGATTGTATGAGAAAAAGAACTTTAAAACAGAAATTCTGTGTCGGCTGTGGCTACTCGATTTTCGGAGCATTAGCATTTGCGTTTTTCCTTGGATTATCGGTGGCATACGGAATTAAGACAGCGAGTATTATCGTTGGAGCAATCGTAACAGTATTTTGGCTGATACTGATTGCAATATGTCTCATAGAGGAGGGCGAACCGCATGAGAAGAAAAAGGATATTGATATTATCGACTTTAATAATTGGAACTATGACCTTAAAGCCAATAGCGGTGAAAGCAGATAGTAAAGTCGAGCTGACAGCCGGTGTTGCTTCCTATTTAAATAGCGTAATGCTAGGGAAGATTGAACCAACAGTAGTTCAGAATGAGCCGGTTGTAGTTGAGCAGACCTATGTAGAGCCAACAATTCCAACTTGCCGTAAGAAATACAGTTGTAGCCGATTTAAGAAGCTAGGGCGAGTCCGATATGGTGATTACACTTATACGTGGTACTCACAGAGAGTGTTACCTGGAGGCGGTTTGAATATTCCGGGTAGACATCTAAACGAATATGGACTTGTTGTAGATGAAAACGAGTATGTAGTAATTGCAAGTGATGATTTACCACATGGAGTTGTGGTTGATACTCCTGTTGGCATACAAGGAATTGTATATGACGAGGGAAGCGGAAATGGAAATCTTGACATCTACTGCGATTGGTAGCCGATTGAAGCGTCAGAGTGCTAACGATTACCTACAAGAACTATATCGAGCTAAACGGCACGAGGACAAATCGTTTGACTTTCAAGCGCTGTTGGACAAAGAAATGGAGAAACTAAATGAGCGACAATGTAAGACGAATTAGGCTAGGCGATACAAGATACAGATTGAAGCCATTAACGAGAGAGCAGAAGTTATTGCTCAATAAGGCTCATTACGTGCCGAGTGAGTGGCTTTTTGTATCGGAATCAGACTCATATCTGAGAGTTGTTAAAAAATCAAGCCTACACGGAAATTTGATTCTAAAAACCATAAACAAATAGAAAGAGAGGAAATGCAATGAGAATTGTACATATTTTTGCACAGAATTTTTGTAAATTCTACGGCAAAAACACATTAGACACAGATTTTTCAATGAAAACTGTATTGTCCGGTCAGAATGAAGTCGGCAAATCGACAGTTAAGAGAATTATTCTTGATGTGCTGAATTGTCACGATGAGAATGACAGAGAGATTACTGGCATAAGACCACATGATGAAAATGGAGTCGAGATTGACGATGTTGACATTGTAAGAGCTGTTACCTTTGAGATTGACGGAAAAGTAAAGACTCTGAAAAAGGTTACAAGACAGAAACGCAACAAAAATGGCGAAATTACAGGCAGTGTTACTGATTACTCAATCAATGACGTGCCATACAAAATGGCTGACTATAATCAGTACATCAATGACAACATGGCAGAACTTGGAGTATTACCATTTTGCTTAAATGCCATGACATTGCTCAACAAGTCACAGGCAGAGCAGAGATTAGCACTTGCAAGCTATTTTGGAACACGTACCGATGAAGAAATCTGCGACATGTTTCCGCAGTTTGCCGAGCTTAAGCCGATGTTTGACGATGGGGACGTAGACCAACTCAAAAAAGTATACCGTGGCAAGCTAAATGGCACAGGCGGTAGGAATGGCTCAAAAGGACTTGTCAAGGAAAGAGACGAAATCTCAACAAGGATTGATACAATTCATTCTACCAATGAGTATACAGACCTTGCAGAGCTTGAATTACAAAAGAAAACCTATGAGCCACAGCTTAAGGAAATTGAAGATAAGCTGTCCGACTACAACAAGATTTTAGAGGATAAGCAGAAAGCTACAGAGGACATTATGAACCTTAAATTTGAGCTTTCAGATATGGAGAGAAAAGCCAATGCTGATAATCAGAAAAAGCGCATGGAGCTACAGCTACAGATTGATGATTTTAATGCTTCAATTCACAAAACAGAGTCAATGATAAGAACCGGAAAGGCTAGCATCAAAACCTCTGAAAGAGAGATTGGAGATTGCGCAATAGACTTAGCAAAGGTACGTGCTGACTGGAAAAAAGCAAAGGCACTTTCCTTTGATGAAAGCAGTGTTAATTGTCCGATGTGCGGTCAGAAGTTGCCGGAAGATAAGATAGAGAGCATGAGAGCTGAATTTGACGAGCGAAAAGCAAAGAACCTTAAAAAACTTGAAGATAAAGGCAATATGCTATCAAGTGCTAACAAGGAGCTTAAACAGGCTATTGAGGATAAGAAAAAAGAGATAGTAGACCTTGAAGTAGAACTTACGGAACTAACAATAAGACATGATGCTGTTGCTAAAGAGCTTGGAGACTTACCTACTGATACTGATATGACAGGTAACAGTGAGTATCAGGCGCTTAAAGCTAAAATCGAGGAAAAAGAGAAAGCTCTTGCAGATGAAAACGATACATCGGAACTTATCAGAAAGCTCAAAAACGAGCGAAACGAACTGCTAAGGCAAGTTTCATCGGTTGACACAAAGATTGAGCTTGCTGTGGCAAATAACAAGCGTATAGACGATAGCATAGCTGACCTTGAAGATAAGCGAAAAGACCTCAATCAGGAAATTGCTGATTGGGAGAGAAAACTTGATTTGCTGAAAGAGTTTACACGCAAGAAGAATGAGCTTTTACAGGCTGACGTTAATAAGTATCTGAATTTTGCCACAGCAAAGCTGTTTAGACCGCTCTTAAATGGTGATACCGAGGAGTGCTGCGACTTTGTTTACAATGGTGAAGCGTATGCAAGAAATCTCAATCATGGCGCGAGGGTGTTAACGGAAGTTGACATATGCCGAGCTTTTCAGAAAGTGGCAAGCGTTAATTTCCCAATCATTATTGATGATACAGAGAGCGTTGACGATTGGAGAATACCACAGATTGATAACCAGTTAATCTTGTTGAAACACACACAGGACAAAGAGCTTGTGATTGAGGCGGTGTGATATGAAATTATACTCTTACATTTTAGACACAGATAGTAGCAATCCTAAAGGCTTATACGTTAAGGAATGCGAAGCGGAAGAGAAGCCAAAGACGTATAAGGCTGTCACGGGCTCTTTTCCCAACTACTATAGCACAGTAAGGAAAGATGAAGTTGGGCGAATAACTAATTTTAATTGCCTGTTTCTTACAGAGCCTAACTTTGAATATGCAAAAGAGGCATTCCGAAAAAGGACAGAAAGAAGAATTGCAGACAAGTTGGAAGAAGTTGAAAAGCTCAAAGCGAAATTAAAAATAATAAATGAAAGCGAGGAATAGAAATGATTAAAGCAGAAGACGGAGAAGTTACATTTAGAGGTATAAAAAGCCATGTTATGGCAGAGGCGGTCACTGTTTTACGTGCGCTCAAAGAGGTAGTTTCCGATAAAGAGTACAAAATGGTGATTGAGCTTGCTGATAAAAGCGAGGAACAGGCGAAAGACGAAGCTGAGAGAGCAAGAGAAGCACTCAAAAAGTTACTTGGATTATAGGAGGTATAGGCATGAGTATTAAGAAGAGAAATTATTACATGGGTGGGAAGAAACATACTGTAGAACTTAAGTATGACGGATATATGTATACAGTTATATCTGACGGAGTTTTATTCAAGCAGACACCTAATGAACTGTTTGCGGTTCAGGTTTTCAATGAGATTTAGGAAAATGGAAGAGATAAGAACAAATCTATCAAAAGAAGATATTCTGCACAATATGCTTGAGCTTGTCGGCTATTTAGTCGAACAAGAGGAAGAAGTAGATGAGATTGAGGTAAAAGTGAAAGATTTGAATATGCAATTTAAAGCATGGACAGATGAACAAGAAAGTGAGGATTAATTATGGCAGAGAATACGGCAGTTGCGGAAAAGAAAGAAGCTGAAAGCAGAGAGCTTGTAGCAAAAGATTTTACAGAGGGAATGGTTGTAAAAATCAAGCAGAAAGAGAAATTTGGCTTGACATTCCCTAAAGATTACAACTACACAAACGAGCTTATGTCAGCAATGCTTATTTTACAGGACACACAGGATATGAATAAGAAGCCTGTATTACAGAGTTGCACAAGGGCAAGTATCGAAAATGCACTTATTGAAATGGTAACAGACGGATTATCAATAAGAAAGAAGCAGTGTTACCCTGTCGCTTATGCGGGCAAATTAAGCTGTCAGCCGTCTGTTTATGGTGCAACTTGTCTTGCTAGAAGATATGGGCTTAAAGACATTAATGCATCAGTTATTTATAAAGGAGATGTATTCAAGTACCACAAAGAGGATGCAAAGACAATTATTGATTGTCACGAACAGAGCTTTGAGAATATCGACAATGACAAGATTGTTGGTGCTTATGCGGTAGCGATTATGGAAAATGGCGAGAAGATTGCAGAAGTTATGACTATGGCACAGATAAAGACAGCTTGGAAACAGGGATACGGATATAAGGAGACCGGAAACGGAGTTCATCAGAAATTCGCAGATCAGATGGCTATGAAAACTGTTAAGAATAGACTTCTCAAAGCTATCAACAATACTCATAGCGGTTTTGGCAAAGAAGATGATTACGAGGAAATCAGCCACGATGAAATGCTTGAACAGGATGTTGCTTATGATATTGAGCAGAACGCAAACACAGTAGATTTTGACGAGGACAACATAATTGATGTAGAACCGACCGACACAGCCGACAAGCAGTCAGAGGAGCTGCCGCCGTTCATGCAGAGTGAGGAGAGCTGATATGAGAGTAATTTCACAGGACGGAAAAATAGATGTTCCTTATGAAAACTTTGTTTTTTCAATATTAAATAGTAGTGGTGGGAATTATGGAATTGTTGCAGTTAAAAATGTCGCAGAACCGCCGGAAGTGTTTCTGAACAGTCTTATTGCAACTTATTCTACCGAAGCAAAGACAATTAAGGCTATGGAAATGCTTAGAGAAGCATGGATAAATGAAGCCATAGAATTTACGCATGGAATTTACCATAGAAATATTGTTTTTCAGTTCCCACAGGATGATGAAATCGAGGTGTGAGTATGGCAGTCGAAGAAATCCGTAAATGCGATAGATGTGGAAAGCCTTTCGAGTACAGTTTGTCTAAATGGGCTGGATATTTTAAATATGGTATCAAAAAAGAAAATCGACTGTGCTTTCATTCAATGTTTTATGGCAATCCGGATGGCTATTCATATGTAGATTATAGATACGACCTTTGTGCTGATTGTACAGAAAAATTATTATCGTTTTTGCAAAGTAGCGAGTAAAGGAGGAGATGTAAATGTACTTAAAATGCTTAGGCTCATCATCAGCCGGAAATTGCTATCTGCTAACTTCCAACAGTGGAGAAACGCTTATCCTTGATTGTGGAATACCGATTAAGGAGATTAAAAAAGGCTTAGATTGGAACATAAGGGGGATAAAGGGTGTGATTATAAGTCACACCCACCTCTAGACCATAGCAAGTCATTAAACGATTTTAAGCCAATGGGAATGCCGATACTTGCCCCATATTTAGACAATAGCCGTAAATCAATGAACATGGGTGAATTTACAGTAAAGCCTTTTGATTTGACAACAATAGACGGAAATTGGACGCACACAGACGCAAATGGCGAACCTTGTCCGATATACGGCTTTCTGATTACTCACAAGGAAATGGGGAGAATGCTTTACATAACCGATTGTGAGGTTGTCAAGTGGAGATTTAAAGACATAAACCACATTCTCTTAGGTGTGAATTATGACAAGGATTTAATCGACAGGGATAACACAGGCAAAGCTAACCATGTTTTCAGCGGCCATTTATCCATTGACACGGCTTGCGATTTTGTTAAGGCAAATTATTCAGATAGCTTGCAGAATGTCATAATGTGCCATTTATCGGCAGAAAGTGCTGATAGAGATAGTTTTATCGAGAAGATGAAGAAAGTTGCCTGTGGGGCAAATGTGGATGTTGCAGAGCGCAACAAGGAATGGCTACTTGCTAATCCTAATGAGTGCCCTTTTTAGAAAGGAGAAAGATGTGGATAAAATTATAATTTGTAAGCATTGTGGGAAACCAGAGTATTACGGAGAAATGCGTTGGCTAAGCGGAAGATGTAGTTGCAGAAATTGCTACAAAAGTCAATGGCAAGACGAAAATCACAAGCTTTACAGTTGGAACGATTTAGATGGGAAAAGACCAACTATGGAAGAATATGAAAGGCAAGAAAGATGATTAAAGGCAGAAAAGTATACGACCCATTAACTGATACTTGGAGCACAGGTTATTGGGTTGCGGATGATAAAGGGAATTATTACCCAATATGGTAGAAGATTTGAGCAGATTGGAGGTGCAAATGAGAAACTTTTATAGCGGTATCAGTAATGATAAAACACAATTTTTGATAAATATGAATTGGTATACGGATAATGATGTAGAGGCTTGTTTTAGACTTAGCAAAAATTTTCATGGATTGCCTAAAAACTGCAACATTGAAAAAAATGATTTTGAATTAGTATATTTAAAATTTGAATGGATTGGTGATACATATTACCCACAAGAAAGCGATAAAAGTGAAGGACAACCAATTAGGGTATATAAAATCAAGATGTAAATAATAAATTCTGAAAAGGAAAAATATCCTAATGCAGAACAGAAATACAGACTTGAGTTAGTAGAAAGCGTGGAAAAATAATGAATATTGTAACATTAATCGGCAGATTGACTAGAGACCCTGATATTAGATATTCACAGGGTGAAAATGCAATGGCAATAGCAAGATTTACACTTGCCGTTGACAAGAATTTTAAGAAGAAAGATGATAAGGCAAATTTCATTAACTGCGTGGCTTTTGGCAAAATAGCTGAAACAGTAGAAAAGCACGTATTTAAAGGCTCAAAGATAGCAGTTATCGGTGAATGGACTACAGGCAGTTACAAGAATAAAGACGGAAACACAGTCTACACTAACGATTGCAACATATCTAAGTTGGAATTTTGCGACAGTAAAAATTCAAGTGGCAGCAGTGCGGAGCCACAGCCAAAGCCCGATGATGGCTTTATGTCAATTCCTGATGGTATTGACGAGGAATTACCATTTAATTAATTCACTAAAGATAACAAAACAATTAAATATTATGAAAGGAGTAAGAGGTTTGTGCGCACATTAAAACTGGTTTTACTCCGATTGAAAAATGGAACAGAGGAATGTAAATATTTTCAATGATGATTGCTTAAACATTATTAAGAAGATTCCAAACGAAAGCATTGACTTAATAGCGACAGACCCACCATATCCAACAACATCGAGAGGAAGTGCTGGAAACAGTGGTGGAATGTTGCAAAAGGAAATAAATAAAAAAGGAATAGTATTTACGCACAATAACATTGACTGCTCGGAATATGCATCAGAGTTTTACAGAATACTTAAAGATGGTAGCCATTGTTATGTTATGACTAATCATGTCAATCTTATACACATGCTAAACGCTTTTACTGATTTAAGAACCGATAAGGAAAAAGAGCAAGGGCTTAAAACTTATGGATTCCATTTTATTAAATCGTTGATATGGGATAAGGGAAACAAAATAATGGGCCAGTATTATATGTCACAATTTGAATACATTTTGTTTTTCCGAAAAGGGAAAGGAGTAAAAATAAACAACTGCGGAACAAGTGATATATTGTCTATCCCAAATAAAAAGAAAAAGGATACAAGTGGGAATAATCTACATGACACAGAAAAACCTGTTGAACTAATGAAAATATTGATTGAAAATTCTTCGGATAAAGGGCAAGTTGTTTTAGACCCTTTTATGGGGATAGGAAGCACAGGAATTGCTTGTATAAAAGCAGATAGAAAATTTATCGGAATTGAATTAGACCCACATTATTTTGAAATTGCAAAGAAAGAAATGCTTGTGTTTGAGAAAGATAACCAGATGAGCATAACCGATTTCATATAAAGAAAGGAATGATACCGTGTTTTTATTACTAGCGTTTGTATTTGCGGCTTTAAGTTGGATTTTTGCGTTAAAATGCGACAAGTTTAATATCAAGAAAGACATTGTATGGCTTGCATTGTCAATCTTATTTGGATTTTTAGATGTTTTATTTTGTGCATTACATTTTATTTTGTAAAGGAATAGGAGTGATGAAGAATGAGATTGGTAGACGCAGATAAACTAATTGAGGATATTCACAAAAGAAATTATATCAGTAAGGCTTTATCTGAAATATTTGAAACTATCATTGATGAACAACCGACCGCTTATGATGTGGATAAGGTTGTGGAACGGTTAGAGAAAGAAAAGAATCCGAACTACAGAGAGGATGGAAGTATGATGGGGGAAAGAGCAGCGATTGAAATTGACAAGGCAATCGAGATAGTAAAGGCAGGTGGTAACACTTGAGTTATCAAAACATAGCAAGAGCCAAGGCAATAGAACAGGAAAATAAAAAGCGACTATTGAAACTGAATCCAAAACTGAATGACAAAAGTGGAATATACTTCCTACTCCGAGAGGATGAAAACGGCTTTAAGTTTGCTTATGTCGGACAGGCAGTACATATCTTACAGAGATTAGCAAGCCACCTTGTAGGTTATGAACAGCACATAGATTTGAGCATACGCAAACATAAGCTATATTCAGAGGATAATCCGTATGGCTGGCGAGTAGAATTTCTGAATTTCCCCGAAAGCCAGCTTGACGAAAAAGAGAAGTATTACATCAAGCTATATGCCGATAAAGGTTATCAGCTTAGGAATGTCAGTTTAGGCGGTCAAGGAGAAAATCGTGCTAGTGGTTCAATAGGAGAGAGAAAAGCGCCTAAGGGCTATCTGCAGGGCGTACAGCAAGGTAGAAAGAACCTCGCAAGGGAATTATCGCATATCATCGAAAAACACCTTGTTGTGACGATTAGAGAGGATAAACAGGGCAATAAGGTGTCACAGAAGCAACTAGATAAATTTATGGAGCTTATTAATGCAGATTCATATAAGGACGTTGAGTAAATGAAAAGAAAGGCGGCAATTATGGATAAATCACAACACTTAGAAGAAATAAAATCAACTACTGAGAATTGTTACAACATTGGATATAAGTGTGGATATGAAGCAGCGATAGAAAATTTGAAAAAAATCATTGCAAATATGCATGTTGATATATCTGCTAAGATGATTAACGATGAGTTATTAGGCAAATTAAACAGCGTTGTGGAGAGGTAAGGCATGACCGCTTGTTTATTGAACCATAGTTCCTGAAAAATCAAGTATTTATGAGAAAGGAAAAAAGAAAATGAATGAAGAAATGATGTTTATAGCTTGTAATGTTCCAAAGTTTTTAGAGGAACAGATGAATAAAATGAAAGACGCTCTTACAGGTGGTATGAACGAAGATAATCTTAAAGGTTTTGAGTATGCAGTAGATACTATGTTAAGTATTCTTAGGCAGACAATTCATGCAGCCGAGATGGATGATGAGATTCTTGTGCATAGCGATAAAATCGCTGATGAGAATGAATTAGAAGAGTTTGATTTACATGATTTGTTAGAACTTTATGGTTGCAGAGTTGTGGCAAACTTACAGAAGAAAAGTGTTTAATGTTGTAAACTGAAATTTAGAAAGGATGCCAGTCTGGTAAGAGAAAAGAACAGGCAAAGTAAATAATTTTATCCAAAACTTAAAAGAAAAAGGCACTACCGAGATAACACTTGATATAACAACAACAGGCAAAGGAATTGTCTATACATTAATTTGGTAGATATCCTGAAATCAAAAGAGAATTTGATGTAAAGATAAATTAGGATTTATGGAGGTAGATATATGATTACGCAGATAGGATTTTTAAGAAAAGGAGATGTGTTCAGATTTGAGGGTGATATTTACAAAGTAGGACATTTGTTGGAGAGTACAAATGGGTATGTTTCCTGTATTGATGTTAATACAGGAAAGAAAAAAAGATTGCATATTGATGTTGATGTAGAAATTGAACAGGCAAACTGAAATTTGTTGAAAGGAGTAAAACAGAGTGAAGTTTTTAAGCAAGAAGAAATATAATCAACTCATTGAAGATTTTGAGGAATTACAGGAAAAGGTCAAGGAACTCAAAAGGATAAACGAGAGTCTTGAGAAAGAGTTGGAAGATAAAAAGACAAGTTGCAAGCCGAATGGTGGCAAGGATTTCTGCTATACCTGTAAAAACTCTTACAGATACAGAACTTATATAGGAATGGGAGAAGTTGAACAGTGTGGTTGCTTGCTTGATGTGTCTTGTGAGAATTTTGAGAGAAAAGAAAGCAGGTGATTCAGAATGAGCAAAGCGTACAAATGTGATGTTTGTGGCAAATTTTGTAGCGATTGTTATAAAATAACAGGTTTTGATATTTACCCTGGTGATTACGCAGAAAGAGGCTATTCAAATGTTAATGAAAAGACAGTGATAAGTGACATATGCGAAGATTGTTACAACGATATCAAGAACTACATTCACGATAAGATATTTGAAGCAGCTAAAAAGCAGATAAAAGGTTTAATTAACTAAAAATCAAAGAAAGGAAATAAAAATGGAGATTAACGTTGATAAATCAATAGTTTCCAAGAGCATAAAGCATTATGGCGAGGGAATGCAGTCTGTGGTATGCATGGAAGAGCTTTCCGAACTGTCACAGGCAATTAGCAAGGAAATTAGAGGTATAGGTGACAGGAGCAATCTTGTTGAGAAAATGGCAGATGTAATTATCTGTTTGGAAATTTTAAAGCAGATTTTTGCGGTCACTAATGTTGAGATTGAAGAATGGGTGAAATTCAAACAGGAGCGCAACTTGAAGCGTATGAAATACGAGAAAAAAGATTAAAATACATCAATCGAAACTTGAAGAAAATAGGAGATTAATTAAATGGCAGAACGTAGAATGTTTGCTAAGAAAATAACTGAAAGTGACGCTTTTCTCGATATGCCGAGCAGTACTCAAATGCTTTACTTTCACCTATCCATGAATGCTGACGATGATGGATTTGTTAATAATCCTAAGAAAATACAGCGTATGTGCGGTGCTTCTGATGATGATTTTAAACTGCTGATTGCAAAATCGTTTGTAATCTTATTTGAAAGCGGAATTATCGTTATTAAGCACTGGAAAATGCACAATTACATACAGTCCGACAGATACAGACCTACTGATTATGTAGACGAAAAATCCATGCTTGGAGTTAAGAAAAATAAAGCATACACTCTTGACGAAAGCAAGATGTATACAAAGTGTATACAAGATGTATCCGTAGGTAAGGATAGTATAGGTAAGGTAAGTATAGATAAGAATAGTATAGTTAAGGATAGTAAAGGGGAGAGTGTGAGAGGGGGAAAAACAAAACGCTTTATCCCCCCAAGCGTTGAAGAAGTCGAGCAGTACTGCCTTGAGAGAAGCAATAACATTGATGCTCAATCGTTTATTGATTTTTATGAATCCAAAGGCTGGATGATTGGCAAAAACAAAATGAAAGACTGGAAAGCTGCAGTCCGGACTTGGGAAAGAAGTCGAAAACAGGAAAATAAAGAAAATGTGTTTGATGAATGGAGAAATGCTTAATGACAAGAGATGAAACAATTAAACTCTTAATGGTTATACAGTCGGCATATCCGAATTTTAAACCACCGGATAAAACAGTGGCAGTTGATACGTGGTACACGATGCTTAGGGATATGGATTACAACGTTGTGCAAATGGGTTTGAGAGCCTACATAACATCCGATACAAGTGGTTTTGCACCAAGCATAGGGCAGTTGATAAATACAATATACACCATTCAGAATCCACAGGAACTAAACGAGATGGAAGCATGGTTCCTTGTTAGCAGGGCAATACGAAATGGCTATTATGGTGCAGTTGAAGAATTTAACAAGTTACCACCACTCGTGCAAAAGACTGTCGGGAGTCCAGATAACTTGCGGAATTGGGCGCTGACAGACAGCAAGAGCATTGAAAACGTAGTGCAGTCGAACTTTATGAGGACTTATAGGGTAGTTGTTAATCGAGCAAAGGAATATCAAAAAATGCCAAAGGATATAAAGACATTGATTGAAAACACCAATAGAAGCTCGTACTCGGCTCAAATTGGCACTAAAAATCGTGAGGCGATAAAATTATCGTTAGAAGATAATAAAAGCCAAAATAAGCCAATTAAAGGTATTCCAATGCCAAAAGAAATTAAGGAACGTATCGAGCAGATGAAAAGATAGGAGGTAAAGAGGTTTGTGCGCACAATTAAAGCTGGCTTTACTCCTAGCGAAAAATGATAAAAGATAAGTATTCCAGACGGAGATATGAGGAGCGGAAAGCCAGTAACCTTTGCGTTCTCTGTGGAAAACCGCTTGATAGAGAAGGCGTGGTTTGCACGGCATGTAACAGCAAACGTACAGCATATGGACGAGAGCTTTATAAAAAATTACAGGCAGTTGGTGTTTGCCCTAGATGTGGCAAGAACTTGTTGTATGGTGACGAAAAAAGTTGTGTTGAGTGTAGGGCGAAATCAGCAGAAACCATGTCAAAGATACGTTCTGCTGATGTTGAAAAATACAATGAGCGACAAAAAGCATGGCGAAAAGCACGATACGAAAAAGACAAGAAAAATGGCATATGCACACGCTGTCGTAAAAGGAAAGCAGACCCAGGACATACCACTTGCACATTTTGCAGAGAAACAATGAGAAGAGCACGAGTTAAAATGCCTGAAAGAACTGGCAGATATGAACAAGGACTATGCTTCTTCTGCAACAATCCGGTAAAACCCGGATATAAAGTTTGTGAAATACACTATCAGAAGAACGTTAAGAATGCAACCTGTGAAAAGGCAAACTTGGCACGGCAGAAAATAAAAGAAAGGAGTCCACAATGGACGCCTTGAAAGATTTTTACGATTTTTACCGACCACTGCAAAGGAAATATGACTTGCAAATGTTCTACAGAACAAATAGCAAGGAAGTGAAAATAACTATCCGGCGGCGCGGTAAAGAGATTGTAAAAGTCACAGAAGAAACTATCGAAGCCTGTTTTAACAGAACGAAACGAGAACTTGAAGAAAGAATGAAAAAATATGAGCAACAGATTAAAACCAAAGAAAAAGCACAAAGAGCCGGATTTTACATGGACAAAATCAGAGAGAGTTACGCTGAAAAGCAGTAATAACCGTAGAAAGCTCGTAAGGCGGTCTTTCACAGACTTTATGGACTTAGGCTACTATGTACTGTACTTGCACCATGGATTTGGCAATAAGCGCATTGTAAGGCTTGAAAGAACCATAAATGAGTACCTTGAAAGAGCACAGGCTGAAAATGAAATGAAAACTGAAACGCTTGCTGAACTTTTGAAAGTGAGATACGGCATTGATGTACAGAAAGAGATTAATTTAATCCCGATGCAACAGTTGATTAGGATTTATCAGAGAAATAATCCACTTACGATAAACGACACGAGACAGCTTTTAAATGACACGGCATACAGCTACATGGCTTTAGCGTGTACGGCACTTAAGCTGATGTTTAAATTGTCGGTTAAGGAAATTAAAGAGTTTATCGCAGAATTTAGGGATTTAATCGACACGTTGTATAAATTTAATCAATTTGGTCTGACATTGCCAAAGGTGGCGCAATGCCTTGCCGATGAAGTTAATTACGTTGATGAAAGGCACATAAAGGTGATTGATTAATGACTTATGCATGGGATAACGACAGTACTCAAAATGCTCACATAAAGCAGATGAGAGACGATAGGCAAAAAGCCTACATGGAAAAACACAGAGACAATAAGGCATATGAAAGATTTAAACATATGCCGGATTATGGGAAAGGAGTACAAAACTATGACAAATAGAGAGAAATTCGCAGAACAGATTTTAGATATTGCTTGTAATGGTGGTTCAATAGCAGTTAATAAAGTGACATCAGAGCCAATGATGTGTCATGGAACAGCGTGTAAAGAGTGTTTATTCAATTTTAATGGTGATGAATTTTGCATAGACAAAAGAAAAAAATGGGTGAATAGCGAATATGTTGAACCGCCTGTTGACTGGTCAAAAGTTGCAGTTGATACACCGATACTGGTAAACGATAGCAACGACCACAGATGGGTTAAAAGGTATTTTGCGAAATATGAGAATGGGATAGTTTATGCTTGGAGCAATGGAACAACATCGTGGAGTGGCGATAGGTGTACACCATGGAAACTGGCTAAGCTTCCGGATAAGGAGCAGTAATGAATATTGATGAATTTATAGAACGTGCGCAAGAATCAGCTAGAAAGCATCGTTACCACGCAGATTTCTTTGATATAAATAATCCTATGCGTGTCGCTTGCATTAAAAGCGCAGAAGATTGTGAACAGTTAGCTGAATGGCTTGAAAAATCCAAAGAGTATCAGCAGTTAGAGGAACATGGCAGACTTGTTAAATTGCCTTGCAAATATGTGTATTACATTGTTGATATAAACAATCCTAAGTATGCAATGGTTATGAAAAGGCCTATAAGAGAACTTGCGATATACGAGATTGAGGATATTGACAAGGAAAATTGCAAGTATTTTTCTACAGAGGAAAAAGCAGAATCAAGACTGAAAGAATTGAGAGGTGGAGAAGATGAAAGTAGTAATTGACATACCTAAAGATTTCACAGGAGATTATATTGCTGACAAATTCAAAGATTTCTTTTCAAGGGTTATCGCAGATATTGATTGCAAAGGTATGTGTGATAGATACGAAAAAGAAATTGCTGAAATGTTTTTAAAAGCATTTGATGATAGCGAAGAAAAGATTTCTTGTAACTGCCAGCACAACAGCAATTCAAGAGATGATGAGCCTTGTTACACATTTGATTGCAGAACAGCAAAGATAAATAAGGCTAGGGTAAACAGCTTAGAAATAATCGCGCGAATGCTGAACAATAAGCCTTATTATGAATTGAAGTACAGACAGATTGGCAAAAAGGATTATTCTATCGGATATAGTTCTTACGATTTAAAAACTGTATTAGGTTACATTGATACATATTTTGAAATTGTGGAAAGCGATAAACAGACCAATGCCGACAAGATAAGGAATATGTCGGATGAAGAATTAGCAGATACATTATTTGATAGCTGCCTTGAAGTTATGCATAAAGACGAATGTCATGCGGATGTTGGGATGTGCAAGAAATGCATATCTGATTGGCTTCAATCAGAAGCAGAATAGGAGAGAATATGAGCAGTAGTTATTGGAATGAAGAAGATGGCGAGAATATCATCTGTCCCTATTGTGGCGAAGAATACGAGCCGTCTTATGAAGATACATACATAGGCGATGATCATGTCGATTGCTATACCGAAGATACTAACACATACACTTGTGATAAATGTGGCAAAAAATTCACAATGTATGGTTATCAAGCCGGGTGGAGATATTGCACCGAAACGATTGACGGAGAAGCGACCGAAGAAGAAATTGAAGATTTGCAAGAATAGGAGAGAGTATGGACAGATATTTGTACAAGGCAAAGAGGACTGATAACGGAGAATGGGTTGTTGGCTACATTATAAGATATGGACATACAGGAAAAGAAAAATACTATATAGTTCCAAGTTATGCATCTGATTTATATGCTATTGAAATAGACACATCCACAATCTGCCAATGCACAGGCTTAAAAGACAAGAACGGCAAGTTGATTTGGGAGAATGATATTGTAAAAATAAATAATAGCAAGGTGAATGTGCTAATAACATTTAGAGACTTTGAAATTATATGTACAATTCCTAGCGAAAAATATTATAAGCACAGGCTTGAATATGATACTGAATATGAAGTTATCGGCAACATTTTTGACAATGCAGGGTTATTGGAAAGTGAGGAATAATATGAGAATATTTAAAAACGTAGACGAAAAATTAAAAGAGATTGGATTCAACAAAATCTGTGAAGATAAGCATGGTGCTCAATATGAACGCTACAATACAAAGTACAATTATTGGCAGCGCGTTGACATTTGGCATAAAGCTTCAGGCCGCCACATCTTACAGTCATACGACAGAGACTTGATGGACGAAAAGAAGATTGGGAATACTTGTGTTGGACTTACTGGATATGAAATGAAGCTTTTTCTTAAAAAAATGAAAAAGCTGGGGCTTTATAGCAGAATTGCAAAATGATTGGAGTGATGAAGAATGACCGACATAACAACAGTAGTATACACTGCCCTCATAGTATTCGGCATAATCGGTTTAACAGAGGTAGTACTTGCATGGTGTGACATCCGTGGACGAGATAAGACCGATGATGAGATACAAGAGCAGTGGTACAGTGAAAATATTAAACATTAATTAATTTATCAGAAAGGAATAGGTTGTGCGCACATAAAACCGAGGTTTCCTTTTGGTAAGAGAAAATGAATTTTGACAATTACTCTTGTGATAATCAAATGTCTATATTTGACTTCACGAGAGAACCAATTAACATTACAAAGCCTATCAGATTGATAGAACTTTTTGCCGGCTACGGAAGTCAGGCAATGGCACTAAAGAGAATAGGTGCTAAGTTTGAACATTACAGAGTTGTAGAGTTTGATAAGTATGCCATAGCAAGCTATAACGCAGTACATGGTACGGATTTTCCTACAATGGATATAACTAAGGTTCATGCAGAAGATTTGAATATCTGCGACACAAATACATTCACTTACTTACTTACTTACTCATTTCCTTGTACCGATTTATCAGTTGCCGGGAAACAAGCCGGAATGTCTAAGGGCAGTGGTACAAGAAGCGGTCTGTTATGGGAAGTCGAGAGAATACTAACAGAAATTAGAGATAGTAACGGAGAATTGCCACAGATTTTGTTCATGGAGAACGTGCCACAAGTACATAGTCAGGATAATATGCCTGACTTTAGAAAGTGGCTAGATTTTCTTGAAAGCCTTGGCTACACAAATTACTATCAAGACTTGAATGCTAAAAATTATGGTGTAGCACAAAATCGTGAAAGATGCTTTATGTTTTCATCCTTGGGTGAGTACAATTATCATTTTCCACAGCCTATACCACTCAAAAAGAAGTTGAAAGACTATCTTGAGGATAATGTAGATGAAAAGTATTACATCAACAATGAAAAGGCTGACAAGCTGATAAAACAGCTTATTGACAACGGCACATTACCACAACACAATCTTGACAGACAGACAGACAGACAGACAGACAGACAGACAGACAGACAGACAGACAGACAGACAGACTTGCGTTGACGGAACAATCAATAAGCCGCAGCAGAGAGAAGTTGCAAACTGTATCAAGGCAAAATATGACTGCGGAATATCAAACTTGCGGTCAGATGGAAACCTCGTTGCCGAGAATAAATGCAATGCTTAATTATAATCATGTAGATAAAATTGGTAATGATGTAGCCAAAACATTGTGCGCTAGAGATTATAAAGGCTTTGGAACAGGCTTTGATACAATGAATGGAGTAATTGAATGGAAAAATTAACAGACGCTATCGGAATAGTGCTTTTTGAAAGTGAAAAATTCGGTGGTGAAAAGGTACTTAGGGGGGGGTATTTGTCCTACCCTAAGAGCCAATAAAACAAGTAGCGGAGTGATTGAAGTAATGGCAGATGTAAATGTAATAGGCTCTCTTGAATCAAAATTTGAGAGCACCAACAGAATTTATGATGTGGGGGGGTGCAGTCCAACATTGAGTACAATGCAAGGTGGCAATCAAGAGCCGAAAATTCTTGAAGAGCAAATTCCATGCAAATTAGATAAAATGCCTAACGGACACTTAGACAGCTTAGATAATGCGGAAATATGTGACATTAATACACCTACTGCAAGCACAGTGACATCACGATATTATAAAGGCATAGGTAGTCATAAAGGCAATATGTGCATAGTTGCTATGCGTGGCAGAAATCCTGATAATCCGTCAGATAGAACTAATGGCAGTCCAACAGAACAGAGATTAGAGGTAAATATGCAAGGTACAAGTAATTGCTTAACAAGTGTACAGAAAGATAATTTATTGCTTGAAAATAATATCCAAAAAGTCGGTCAAATATCAAGCAATGGTTCTCAATGCGGTACAGTTATTTCCGATAATGGCATATCCGCTAATCTTGTAGCCGGAACACATGGATATGCGAATAGCCATATTGCTACGCAATATCGTATCAGAAAGCTAACACCGAGAGAGTGCGGACGGCTTATGGGTGTATCTGATGAAGATATTGACAAAATGGCAGCAGTAAACAGCAATACGCAGTTGTATAAGCAGTTTGGCAACTCGATAGTGGTAGATGTTATGTGTGCTATGTTTAAAAATCTGAATATCAAGCAAGGAGATAACAATGAAACACTACAAACCAATTAAATGTGTAGTCTGTAGCGAGATATTTACACCGACCGCAGCTAACCAAAATACGTGTTGCGAAGCACATAGACAGCAGAGAGCTACGGAATTAAGAAAAATCAGAGAAAAGAAAAGGCTTAAAAGAAAGCCTATCAAGAAAAACAAACTTGCGGAAATCTGCGAGATTGCTAAAAGTAAGGGCATGAGCTACGGACAATATATGGCAGAGCAGTATAAAAAGGAAGTGATGATAAGATGAACAGCAGAACTATAAGTGATATAGAACCGATTAAAAGACAATGTGTATACGAGGACAACAAGCCGTGCAACAGCTCATGCCGATACTCAAATACTTGTATACACAGTGCAAACAAAACCGAAGAATAGGAGATAAGGTCTATGAAGTTTTCAAAACTGACTAGACCGGAACTTGAAGAAATTTTGAAAAATGCCAATTTCACCAATGAGGAAGCGGAAGTTTTTGAGTTACTAGTTGCTGACAAAAGCCTTGAAGAGGTATCACAGAGACTATTAATTTCAAAAACGACCACTTCCCGGAGAGTGGCAACCATTAAGGAAAAGATAGAAAGGAGTCAGGCAATGATTAACAAAGTGCCAATATGGGAAAAGGTAACGCTGACGATTGATGAAGCTGCGGAATACAGTAACATCGGAGTAAATAAACTCCGAGAAATAACAAACAACCCAAGGTGCCAATTTGTTATGTATGTCGGAAAAAGACGATTAATCAAGCGAAAAGAGTTTGAAAAATATATCGCAGAGACGATAGAGATATAATCAAATGTGGACTTATGTGGCCTTATGTGATATTATAATAAATTGCATAAGGCTTTTTCCATAAGTGAAAGGAGCGAAAATTTAATATGGGAAAGGACTTGAAAGGTAAAGAACTAGGCAGAGGTATTAGTCAGAGAAAAGACAAATACTATGTCGGCAGATACACAACGAGGAATGGAAAGCGAGTACAGAAATTATTTGCAAAACTACAAGAGTGTAAAAAGTGGCTTGCCGATGAGCAGTACACTGATGAGCACAGCAACCCTGACTTTCCGTCTGACATGTTGGTTGATGCATGGTTTGACTACTGGATAAGCGTTAAGAAGCGCACAGTAAGACCGAACACGCTAAGGAACTACACCGAGAGATACAATCGCAACATAAAGCCTGTTATCGGAAATAAGATACTGCGAGAGGTTAATACGCTCCACTGTCAAAAGATAATGACTAATATGGCTGACGAGGATTACAGAACGACAACGATATATCAGACACGCATAGCGCTATACAACATGCTTGACTATGCATATCAAAGCGAAATTATCCCCAAAAATCCGTGCAACCGCATGGTGAAATCCGACATAGGTAAGGAATCCTCAAAGAAAGAAGCATTGACGATTGAAAATCAGAAAAAATTCTGCGAAGCTATCAAAGGCACATCATATGAGTATCAATACAGATTTGCATTGCAGACCGGGCTAAGGACAGGTGAGCTTGTGGGGCTTAAATGGGAAGATGTAGACTTTAAAGCCAAAACAATTAAAATCGTCAGGAGCTTAGAGTATAGGCATTCAACAGGTGAATGGAGAGAGGGACCGCCTAAGAGCAAATCGGGATATAGGACAATTCCACTTACAGATGAAGCTGTATCACTATTGAAATTGCAGAAAGCCAAAAATGCTTCATTCAAATTTATTGACATTCAATGGAGAGACAGAGTGTTTTTGTGCAAGACCGGGGCACCTGTGAAAAACAGCACATATGATACCGGAATTTACAAAGCGTGTGACAGGGCACAGATACCGAGATTTTCAATGCACGTATTAAGACACACATTCGCAACAAGATGTATTGAAGCCGGTATGACGCCCAAAACCTTGCAGACGATACTAGGACACTCGAACATAGGTATCACGATGAACCTTTACGTTCACACGACAGACGAGCAAAAGAACTTAGAAATGGACAGAGTAGCAGAAGCACTCAAAGTAATATAAAATAATCAAAAATATAGTATAACCAATTAAATTGGTACAGAATTGGTACATAAATCAAAAATAGAAAGGCAAAAATCCCAAAAACAATGGGCTTTTGAATAGGTAAAATCAAAAATGAAATTAGG